TATTGTTTTGAAGGTGAATATCTCCCATTATTACATTCACTTTTCACAAACATCATCATAAAAGCTTTAACCATTTTAGCTAACTTAAATTTGTCATCTTTATAAATTTTAGTTAATAGCAGATGGCAAATAAAATGTTCTCTGGCAGAAAGTTTTACTAAATTATCTTTAGTATCTAAACCACCCAAAGATTTTGGAATTATATGATGGCTTTCTGTATATCCTTCAAATTTATTATTTGATCTAAAATTTATAATATCAAAATATATTTTTTCATAATTCATAAACTATTAATCTCTCTATAAAATAGTATTTATAGAAGTTAATAGTTTTTAATAAAAAATTTTTGCTCCGGGAACTGGTTACGATCCAGTCTCATCCGGTTAACAGCCGGAGGTGCTCACCTAGAATACTATCCCGGAGCAAAAATCTCTTTCTTTAATCTAAAATTTTAAAAGAGCTAATAAAGTATTTATCTTTATTTATGTATCTATTTTATCACACTTTTTTTGTGTGTGTAAACATGTATTTATACTTTTTGGAGTCTATCAAAAATGTCATCCATTGATAACATTATTCCGGTATCTTCATCTTTTACATGAGATGCATTTCGTTCGAACATCCACCATAGAAGCATTAGATCATCATAATTAGATGTTATCCATTTTTTAACTTGCTTAACATCTTCATTTGGAATTTTTATCGTTTCTGGTTTAGATTTTTCTTTTGGTTCAGTATGATCTATTGATAGAACAAAATTATTATTTTCTCGCCATTTGCCTTTGATGTTAGAAACTTTAACACGAGGTCCATGTTGACCACCAATTCTTCCAATCCAGATAATGTAATTCAGACCAGTTTCATCAGGTCTAAGATTAGCCATTTCCGTTAATGGAAAATTTTCTACATCAGTACATATTTCAATTAATTTCATTTATTTATTCTATCACACTTTTTTGAGTGTGTAAGCATTTATTTATAGTATTCTTGAAATTCTTTTTTGTAGTATTTCCAAGCATCTTTTGGGTTGCTAACAATACTAAATAAAACTGCAACTACTAACATTGGAAATACTAAAACCTTGATCCACAATGGTTCACGTTTACTTGAATGTTTATTGCCTAATTGTTGATATAAAACCGGATTATAAAATAACCAAATCATTTCTCAATTCCTTTAGTTGAACAGAAAACATTACCAGTTTCATCGATTGTATACGAAATGAAACCTTGGTTATAACAGAACATTGAGGCATGATCTGTTATAATCAGTCCAGGACTAAAAAGTGCAAACCACATAAGAGAACATAGAATACAACCAATTATAAACCATACCAGGTTAAACCAAAATATATTTTTCATTGTTCAATAGCCTCGTTTTTATCATTTACAAAAACAACTTTAGGTACATAAGAACTATCAGATTCAATCATGCCGTAAGTACAAATGATAATAAGATCACCTGGTATTCCAAGACGAGCTGCAGAGCCATTTAATGCTATCATGCCTTTAATAGAAGAAGGAATAGCATAAGTTGTAAAGCGTTCACCATTATTTACATTGTAAATTTGGATTTGTTCATTAGGAACAATACCTGCCTTTTCCATTAGTTCACGATCTATAGAGCACGAACCGTGATAGTTAATATTGGCTTCCATTATAGTAGCTCGATGAATCTTGGATTTCAATACTGTTATGAGCATATAATTATCTCGGATTAACTAAATTTAAAATTTGATTCATGGCTGTTGGCAAAACTTGGGCTATTATATCGTACCTTCCATCCAAAATTTTCAAAAATTGGTTCTATATCTAACCACTTATAATCAAAATCTTTACTTTCAATAAACAATTTGGCAATTATTAAATCTTCAACCTCATTACATTTAACAATCGCAATACCATCACTGTTAATATTTTTAATAATCAATTCATTAAAGGCTTCAATAACTTCCGGTGGCATTGAAGTTTGTTTACTTTGACATACTTGTTGTTTTGTAATCGGTTGAACAGTTTCTACTTCCATCATTTAATCCTCTAAAGTTAAAATAAGTTAGAACAAAAAACATTTATGGGGATAATCTTAACAGGATAACCCATTAATAACGGTTCTAACTTAAATTCATTATATCATACTTTCCAGTATTCTACGTATGATTTTATATCTTTTAAATTGTTAAAAGCCAAATCATGAGAAATATTTTTTATTATTTCACTAATTGCAAAATAAACATGTTCATTATCTCTAATTGCAGTTAGTTGATGATAATTAGTTAGATCTTTAACCCATTCTGAAATATCATGTTCTGAAGTAAAATGATCTAAAAACATCCATTGATAATAATCTCGTTCTTTTGGGAATTTATTCCCTTTAAATTTTAGAGGTTTTATTTGTCTAATCCATGAAGAAATATCTCTAATATGTTTATCATAATTTAATTCATCTTCCCATTTAAGAACTTTTATTAAATGTTCAATAATTGGAACAGAAAGACTTGTTATTTTACTTTCAACATCTCGTTTAGAGAATGCCATTTCATATAATCTATCAGAAACTGCTTCTCCTAATTCTTCAAATAATTCTCTAATCTTCATTTTTACTCTGCTTCTGGTTCTTGAGTACCTTTTGCGGGTTTAGCTTCTTTACCGACATTAGAATACTTAGCATGATGAGCGGCTTCTCGAATCGCCGTAATCATCAGCTTACGCCAAACTTTATCAGGTGATGCACTGACATGTTTTGGAATTTTAACTTTCAGTTGTGGTTTAGCTTTTTTTACTTTCTCTACAACTGCTGGTTTTTTTGCTGCCATTTTATTTTACCTTAGGTGTTATTAAAAATTTTAGTGTCTTGAAAAGCAATATCTGTTAAAAGTTGGTTCGCCAATTATATTAAGTCGCATCAAAATATAAAGCACTTGAAAAATTAAATGAAATTTAATGTTTTTATATAGAGATTTAATATCATTATACATTTCTGAAATCAATTTTTCAGTTGCAGTTTTATGTGGTATGCCAGCAACTTTACAGAATATTTTTTGTTCTGATTCATTTGTCGTAAAGATAACAATTAATTTAGTTGACCAACGATTGTACCATGGTTTTTTGCTATCCAAATAACTTTGAGTTACTCAGGTTGCTTCATTTTTAGGTATTTTAGTTTCAATACTATTATCGCCAATAATATCTTCTTCAAATTTTGGGCAGGCACTCATATAATTATCTCCAATTAACCCAATAAAATTTGTTCATTCAATATTGGTTGTAAATTTCCAGGTCTAAATTTTGCTTCTTTCAGATCAGTCCCTTCGAACCATTGAACTTTTACAAGATCATTATCATAATCTATTTTAGAAACAGTCATTTTAGGACCGCCCGTTTTTAACTGTACTACAGTTCCTATACTAATACTCATTTATTTTTACTCCTTTGGATTATTCTTACAAAAGGGACAAGGGTCTCTATTGTTTTTAATTTCTATAACTCGTTTTTCATAAGCGCTATATTCATCAGCACTCACAAATTTTGGATATTCTGGTGTCATCGGAAGAAAACGAATAATCGCATCTTTTGGAAAGCCTTTATTTAAATAATCGGTTGTCATCATTTCCATTGGTGTTCTCGTTTAGATTGTCGTTTCCAGCATTTTTCTTGATGTGAACATTTCTCTCTATCCCAACTATCAGGTGGAACAGCTTTACGACGGTATGAGATTATTATATCATAGTCTTCAGCTTCTGGAAACAAATAATCTTCGCGATTAGAACGAAACGTAGTAATCGGATGATAATGTCCCCATGCACTTTTCTTTCTTCCATGTCTTTTTTGATGTATCCAAGCACTACCTTTTTTCTTTTGTGCTTTACGGTATTCATGTGCTTTCCATGCCAGTGCATCAATAGAATACCAGTTTCCATCTTGATCGTATACAGCAAAATGACTAACTGGAATTCTTTGCCATGCATAAGCAGAATATCTGCTTGACATATCTACAGAATGCCAGATATCATCCCAGTCGCCAAAACGATCTGATAATTTATATGTCGTGAAGTAGTTAAAAAAACTATTCCATGTATCAAAATAAAAATATCTTAATTTTCTACTTACATAACATAACCCATCATCTACATAATAAACATAGATACCAGGTACATTTTGAATTTTCATTGTTGTCTCCTACTAAGTTAAAATAACCTAGTGGAAACCTTCATTTTTATTATGAAGAATTGACATAATTTAATTCCTATAATAGTTCTAATATAATCCACATTATTGTAGTTAATATAAAAACAAAAAATGCTGGAGACATTATGGATAACCCCAACGATGAAGTGCTTCCATTGCTTTTAATTCTGGAACAACTTGATTGCTATATTGACCTGAAGTAGCATGAGCAATCACTCTAAGAGCACACCAATAAACTAATCTTTCCGGTAATAACCATGCAATTTTAATTACCATTTTTTCAAATACTCTACTGATTTCATGTTCAGTAGAAAGTTTTAAGTATGCTACATCTATCATTTATCTTACCTTTATTTTTAACCTGATACGATATTTATTCGTAAAAAGTGTTAGCTATTTTATAACCGCAAACGTCGGCAGCATTTACTTTACAGCCAACACTATTTTCTTCAGCAACGATTTCACAAATATTAATACATTGTTCAACAACGAGAGCAATTAGTTTTTCTGGATTTATTTCGTTATAAGAAAAATCACCAATATACTTATGGTTTTTAGTAACCAGTTCTAAAGATTGTTTAATTAGTTCTTGTACTTTTTCGTCTTGTAATTTCATTTCTCATTCCTCATCAAACTTTAGACTATCATATCACACTTTTAAAATTTGTACACAACTATTAGTGAGAACTAGTTATAATTTATTCCGAAATTCTTTTAGTTTATTAAGATACATTTGTTCAAATGCATTTTTATCTGTTTCGGTATTAAACCAAAATATATAATGAAATCCTCCACCTCCATAACAACTTTTTTGAGCTAACATATCTTCAATAAAGTAAAAAGCATTATTTACAGTAATTGGATATTCACATTCTTTAATATACGAATGTATTTCATTCCAGAAAGTAAACTCAATTTCATTGAAAAGATCTGGGCGATATGTATTATATGAAAATTCTTGAGATGTTTTATCTATCATTTTAATTCTATTTGCCAATCAGATTTTCTGAAAATTTCTGTTACTAGAATATTATAAATCAAAACGGATGCTATAAAAATGACAGCCAGAATTATTAAAACATTTTCATAAATGTTATTAACAGATAATTTAACTTTTTCTATTGGCGGCTTTGGTTTAATACCGGCCAGTTTCACTAAGTTTTTTCTTTGTGATTCATTCATTTATCTAGTCTCATTGGATAATAATGAAATTTATCATGTTGCATAATAAAATCTATTTTTCAAAAAGTATAATATTTTATCTGAAAAAAGATAAAAAATACCTTCTAAAAATATCAGAATATAAAATAACCCTACAAGTATATAAGTTAGTATTTCCACAAAGATTGTTTTTAATAGTTCTTTCATATTATTTTCTCAGTAAATCTTTTAATGTATTAGCAACAGTTTTCCAGTCATTTTGTAAATCTTCTGGAGATTTGAAATTTTCTTCTCGTTCTCTTAATCTTTTAATTTGACTAAGTGCTCTCCATAAATGATAATCATCACCTTGAGTAAGAACTTTATAGATATAATCCCACAGACGTTCATACCAAGATTTACGGAAATACCTGTCACGTAATGACCAAATTAAACCTGCATTTTCAGTCATTGGTTGAACACCAGCAAGTTCAGACGCAATCAAATTTGGAACGATTTTACGTATCATTGGCAACATAACTTTAGTGTATTCATCATGCGATTTTTTTACAGTTGCTGATCGTGTAAGAATTAGATAATCTCTATAACCATCAAGGTTGTTTTTTATTTTATACGCAGCTTGTCGTTCTTGAAAGAGTTGTCTTAATAGACTTTCATATTTTGGATGTTTCCATTTTAGAGCAAACTTAATACCATACAATAGAACTATCTGGGAACCTTGTACATAATAAACTTGTTCATGAATACAACGTACCCAACTATCTTCATCGACAAACCAGCCAATGTTTACACCTTCTCGATGAATTTCATTACCGGCTTTATCAAAATGCACTACGACTGATGGTAAACTCATTTTGATCCCAATACTGAAATAGCAGTCATATAATTATAAAGAGCTTTTTCATAACCATCAAAATCACCATATTCTTTCCAGCATTGAATTGCTAAGTCATCTATTTTTTATTCATCTGAATACCTTATTAGTTCATTTTGTTTACGCCAATTTTGAATAGAAGACATTGGCCATTTTCGTTGTTTTCTAATCATGTTAAAACTTTTTAATGATTTATTAGTATAGAATTTTTCTTTACTATTCAACCAGGACAATCTCAAATTATCCTCTAATTCTAATTTGAAAGTAAAATACTTTTTATTAAAGTGTTTATTAGAGAAACGATACTTTGGTTTTAAAAAACCTTTAAAGTAGTTTCGTCTTTTAAAAGATTTCCATTTCATTGATCTTCAGTCCAATAAAGTCCACAATCAGGACATTGACATTGATACCAATACCTATCAGCACTTGGATCATAATTGCCAGTATTACAACACGCGAGTTTAGTTGAATTAGGATGCGTACATACAGTGTTTTGTAAGTAATCAAGTTCACAATCTAACTTTCTTTGTTCTTCATCTAGCCGCGCTTTTTCGGCTTGAATATCAGTAATTACTCGAGCAGGTACAACCTCTATCCATCCAATCACTCCACCCCAAATAACAGAATTATCTGTTATCTCAAGAGGAAATACACCAGAAGTGAACGTAAGGGTTTCTTTTATCCAGGATAATAGTTCCTCTTCATCTTTGAAGAAAATGTCACTGATAACACACTGTTCATCAGAAACATATCCAGAAGTACCTATCCAGCATTGTAGTTTTCTTCTTTTAAATTTAATCATCTTTCATTAGCTCCAGCATATATTCAAGACACTTGCCGCAATATTCACCAAGATGTAATCGAGACTGGATTTCTTCTAAGGTTTGACCTTCATCTAAACAAGCTTGAATTTCTTTTAACGAAATATTATTACAGACACATATTATCATAATTTAAACTCGATGAACATAGACTTTTAGTCCTTTTTTAGTTGCATAATCAATCATATTTTTAGTACCTCTGGATTGACCATCCCAAATAGCTATCAATGCGCCTTCATCCCCTGCATAATCAGCCATTTGACAGTTACGAATATGACCGGCAGCTTTACCGTGTTTATTCCAATCGGCTGGGAATTCTTTAATGGGGATACCAAATTCATTAGCGAAGCGTTCTCCTAGAGAATCAGCACCGCGTGCTTTGCCGGATACAACTTCAGTTATGTCAAAATCAGAAAATAAAATAGCTCGACATACTTCTTCGTAATCTGTTATTTCACGTCCACCAGCGATTATGGTTCGCATGAGAAAAGTTCTCTCTCTATTAAGATATTAAAAATTATATCCTAACAGAGAGGGAAAAGACATAAGTTTGTTACTTAATGTTTGAAATGAGTGCTTTGACTTCTGCTAATTCGGAATCATATGATTTGCCCCAATTTTTAGCAGCTTTTAATGCTTGTTTAGCGATTTCTTTAATTTTTTTGCCCCAATCTTTTAGACCTTCTTTAAGAGCAGTTCTAAGAGCAGGTGATTTTTCAGCAACCGTAATTTTAGTATGTTCTTCAACTAGCAATTTTACTTGTTCTTCTAGATCAGGAACTAAAGCAACTAATTTTTCTAAAATTAAAGCATAATCTACTTTTTCTGTTCTAACAGATTGTTTTTTAGACAAAGTTAAAGTAGCTGAAATAGTATCAACAACGCGAGTTAATACTTCATCATCAGCATTGAATAAATCTTCAACTTCTTCTTTAATATCTGCATTTAACAAAGATTGTTGTTCTTGTAATTTTTCAACAGCTTTTTGTAATTTTTTATAACGAAAAATCAAACGTGTAAATTTACCGGATTGATTCCCTTGAAGAGACAAAATAACTCGATCTAATTGACCTTTTACTTTTTTCTCTTCATACTCTAATTCTTCTCTTCGACCTTCAAATAATTCTGATAATAGCATAATTGTCTCCTTTAAATTATTATTTATAGGAGGCTTTAATTGCTCTCTTTAAATAATAGGAATATCTCGACCTAATAATGTAAACCCTTCGATAACAGGTGGAACAACATGAGAGAACGCATTACTACCAATAGCTTTAAGGTGTTCCCTAATTTCCATATGTAACTGTCCAAGCATGTTCTCTCCGGTCAATAGAGTAGGATCGTCTTTATGAAATTTTGCACCCCAAAAATCATCTTTTTTAGAAATTTCAACAATTTCTTTATCACCAGTTTCTAGTAAAAGATCACGATATTCTACATGATTTTTAGCTTTGAGTTGAAGACACCATAACATAATATCAACTTTATTGTCTTCGAAAAAATCAATAGTTTCATTAGCACGACGACCATCTTTTTTTGCTACCATTTTTGCGCCCATACCTGCTTTCTGATCCAAAATTTCTTTTTGATACTCGGGTTTATGAGGGAATCGCATTGCTTGATACAAATTTTCTGATGAATAAATCATTACATCTGGAAAAACTCTAAACTTAAATCCACCTGCCATATTACTAAATCCACCCCCCATTTTTCAGCAACTTTTGAAAAAGCGCAAACATCTGACAAAATATAAGTTTTCATATCATTTTCCCCATTTAATTTTTACTATAAGGTTTATATTAAACTATTTTTTGATAAATGTATACAGTCAAACTTTAGAGTACAAAAAAGGAGAGAACCTTTCGATTCTCTCCTTTTTCTTTAACGAGTAAGTTTTTTAATACTTACTTTTATTTGCCATCGTCGACAGTTAATTTAACTGCGACATTTACACCATTTGAAACATAACCTTTAGTCACTTCAGCTTTATAACCAACTTGAATTGATGTTGCATGACCAGCATATGTGATCACCGCGCAATCAGCAACTGTAAAGGTTTTAGTACCAATAGTAACTTGATTTCCAGAAACCGCTGTTACTTTAGCATTTGCTACTGCAGATTTAGCACCAGAAGGAACTGCGCAAGATGCTGCAGGTACTGGAGTAGCTGTTGCAGGTACTGGAGTAGCTGTTGCAGGTACTGGAGTTGCTGTTGCAGGTACTGGAGTTGCTGTCGCAGGAACCGGAGTAGCCGTTGCAGGTACTGGAGTTGCTGTCGCAGGTACTGGAGTTGCTGTCGCAGGTACTGGAGTAGCTGTTGCAGGTACTGGAGTAGCCGTTGCAGGTACTGGAGTTGCTGTTGGAACTATAACTACAGGAGCAGGATCAACAGTTACTGTAGTTGGAATACAGTACATTGGTTTCCCATTAGCATCGACTGCTGCGCCATATGAACCAGAATAAGTAACAAATCCACCATTAGGGAATGTGCCATTCAATAATCCACCATTAAATGCATATACAACACCAGTTGCAGGAATTGCAAGTAGGGTTGAAGCAGTAGTAATGTACGCAGATTTCAAAATAGTTCCGTCGATTTTTGCAATGCTTCCATTTCGTGCAGTACCATTAAGAATTACTTCACTTACACCAGAACAAGCTTGGGCTACTGGAGGTGGAGCAACTATTTGGCCATTAGCATTTAAAATGTTCATTGTATAAACTTGAGCACTTACAGTTCCATCAACATCTGTTACATGAACAGTAAAAGTAAATGCACCAGCAACCGTAGGTGTTCCAGAAATAATACCGGTGTCAGGCGTAATTGCTAAACCATCAGGTAATGCACCAGTATCAACAGTTATAAAATAAGGAGCATTACCACCAAAGACAATAGTATTATCTTCCATTTTGGTATTGACTTTAATATCTGGCAAATTAGGTAGTTGTGTCAATGGCATAACATCTTCAAATGCAACCATATTACCAGCTAAGTAAGTACCAACAAGTGCAACTTTAGAACAATCATATTGAGCGGTAAAAACATCAAAGATTGCAGGATCCCAAGTAGTAATACCTACATTTGTTTGTGAACCGTGGATACCATCAGGACCAATTGCATCACACATTTGCTCATGTGTTTCATAGTCAAATGATTCAACTGGTGCAATATTTTTAAACCATTCATATTTGCGAGTAATAGTTTCATCATTAGCTACATTTTCAGCAGCACCAACATGAGCTTGTTTGGCTCCACCATTTTGTCCAGCTGGTGGGGTTTGAACAAGATACCACTCACTTTCAATTTGAGCAGGTTCACCATTTTGCCAATCAGCTAAACCATCTCCATTATTATCTTCATTAACCAACGCTTTTACAACGTCATCAGCATTTTTTCCGATTTTTTTATTATGAGTTGAAGTTTTAGTAACTTTCAACCATGTTGGTGTACCCCATTGAGCAGGAGGAACTGGAGCTTTTTCAGCGGGTGCTGGTTGAATAGGAACTACTTGAACAACTGGTGGTTGAACAGGAGCTACCCAAGGTTGAACAGGAGCTGGAGCTTGAAATACAGGAGCAGCCATACTTGCACCAGGGACAAGAGCACCAGCACTAGTACCGTGAACTAGTTTGCCAGTACCATCATCATTCAACCAATAATAAGCAATAGATGTAACACCAGTTGGACCAGCTGACATTGCTGTCACGAAATGTTCACAACCTGTATCACCAACAGGTGAGGTACAAGAATGTCCACCAGTTGCCCAAGTACCAGACATTGGAATAGTGTTAACTACATATTTGCCAGTGGCATCTTTTAAAGATTCATAATGAACGACTGCATGAGGTTTACCAGCAGCATCAGTATAAGAAGTAATTGTAGGTGCTTTATATCGACCATAAGTCCATGTATAACCTACTTGAGAAGGAAACGCATTTTCATAATCGATTTCAAACCCGTATGCAGGTTTACCAGTATCATTTGCGATGTCAAAGTTACCGGCAGTGCCACTTAGCACTCCAGCTGTAGAACCGCAAACACCATATCCATTACATGCTACTGTCGCACTCGCAATAGGCGTAAAGAACGATGCCAAAAGCGGCACGTATTTCATAAATTTCATTTATTTCTCTCCAAGGGTAGTAAATTTAATTGTTTATAAAGTATAACGAACACTAAGTATTTATAGTCAAAAATTGTATTACGATTTGTAATAGAATTTTTTTAATATAATTTTAATGTTAAACAAGGATCAGCAACCATTATGGTTGCTGATCCTTTCTGATAACCGCTTTTAACGGTTGGGAATAGCCTAAAATTTTAAAGTGCTTTCAAAATTTTAGAAGGTTCTACGGCTTGTTTGTTGACGTAAAATTTGCCGTGTGAAAAGCTGACTTTTTTATCAGCAACTTCAATCAAAAAGCCGCGATTGATAAATTTGACATGTTTTTTATCCAAGTGATTTTTCAAACCTGTCATATCAACAACTTTAACTCGTTGACGTTCTGTTTTTTCAACTTTGGCTCTATCTTCGTCGGTAACACGAAACGCTTTAAGCTCTTTATTCAATTGGATCAATTGGATCAATTCAGGTTCGATTGTTTTACGAACTTCTACAGCAGCTTTATAAACCGCTTTCAGTTCGGTAAAATCTTTTCCTTCAGCTTTAGCAGCAATTACTTCTGCTTTAGCATATTGAGCAGCATGTACTGCTTCAACGAATTTTGCCAATACTTCATTTTTGGCAACCAGTTTTTCTTGATATGTTTGAGTTCTCATCGTAATTCTCCAGTAAATTTATCATCTTAGGTTTTTTAGTTCGGTATCTCCGAACATGAGAATATAATATCACATTACGGAAAAATGTAAACATTTATTTGTGTGAACTGGTTAACAGTTTTTGAAGACATCTAGCAATAGATGTAGTGATATTTCTTCTGTTTTCGCATTTGTACTTACTCCAATAATAGAACTTAATCTATTTGTTGAAAAAGTACAAAAACAATCATTGGAGCGGGCTACGAGAATCTAACTCGTTTCTTTCGCTTGGAAGGCGAAGGCCCGGACAATAGACCAAGCCCGCATGTTTTATTTATACTTCTAAGTAAAGCGCTAAAGCAACATCAGAAAATTCTTGTGGGAATTCATTTCTGAGTTTTAATAATTGATCGCTGTCGTAATTGATGTTAATTGTAACAAATTCATTTTTCTGTTGTCCTTTTAAACCTAAGGCAACATATGCTCTGACATGTTCATAAGTTATATTTAATCCTTTGGCTCGACATTGAGCAAATAATTCATCACGAGCATTGGCAAGAATTTCTGCTTCATAAATCAATGGATCACGACCCGCTGGTATTTCTTCATAAGACTGAAGTCTAAATGTATATTCTATAAGCATTTTATAAATCCTTCAATATTAATCTAATATGTTTTTTATCTACATCATAGGACCAAACTCTATTATCAAAATCCCAGTCCTCTAATCCGTGATATATTACAACATCTTTTTCTAAAAAAGTTCCGTCACTTATATCAATAATATCAACAGTGATATCAGTCATTTTACTTAAACTTGACCATAATTTTCTAGCACCAAAAAATTGAGTTTCATCACCGAGAATATTAAATTTCAATTCTTTTACGAAATATCGATATAATGATGTTGCTATTCGTAGTCCTTTCATTTTATCTGGAACTTTAACTCCTTCAACATTCATAAAAGTTTCTTGCATATTAGGAATGTTTGTAGGTTTAAATTCAATTTGAAAATTTTCTTCAAATCTGGTTTCATCATTTTTTTTAATAAAGTCACCAACTATATAAAAATCACTCGACTTCAACTTGTAAATTTTCTTAATACCTAAATACAGAATTTCAAGTTCGCCAATATAATCATATTGAGTTTTTAATACAGCTTCACCTCTATAAGTAATAGTCAATTCACCAAGTTGCCAATCACCATATGCTGCTATTGCGTTCATCTCTAAAAGTTCTTTAATTTTCACTGTATTGCCTTAAAATAAATCGCTCCAAAATTACACTCATTAAATGTAATTTTGGAGCGAGAGAGAATCGAACTCTCAAGAGAGCAATGCAAATGCTCCAGTTTCCCATTAGCTTACCGCCCCATAAATTTAGTTGATAAACAAAAGTAATAATTGAGTTAAAGTTAACCATATTCAAGCTAGGAATCGAACCCAGAACTATTTTTTTGCAATAAAATGATAATCAATTATAAGCGGTTTATCAAAACCTTTTTAATGTACTTTTACTACTTCAATTCCACTTGAAGGTATTAAGCCTTCAAATACAAATTCAGTATGCAATTTAACTGTAGAAGAGCATATCATATAATCTAAATCAAACCAAGCATTTTCTAATTTACAATTACATAATCCAAAGATAGGAGTAAAAGTAACACCCGGTGATGAAACAGTTATATTTGATAATTTACGCTCTATTAGTTTTCTTATATCTTTAGAAAACTGTTCAAATGCTACAGGTATTTCAAAATCAATTTTAACTTTTTTATTCTTCAAATCAAAGTTAGCTTTAACTACTTGTTTTGCTAAAATGCTATTTGGCAATGCATCAAATGTAATCGCAAATTGATGCGAAATCCACGGTTGTAAAATTCCCATTCCTGTTTCCATTTTAAATACCTCTTATTATTCTTTCTGTTTTAAAGAGGTATTTATAGTAAAAGTAAGACTTGACATTTCGGCTCTAATTGCCTGGTGTGAGAGGTCTTAAAATTACCTCTTTAACAGCCTTGACTACAAAAATAATATCTTCTGTTGACATAGATACTTTATCACAAAGTTGAACGGCTGCCTCACGATAGCTTTTATGAGCAAAACCTTGCCAGTTATGAACACCGTTTTTAACATCATAATACCATTCACAGCCATCAGTATGATTATGCTTACACAGTGTATTATGTAATACCACTGCCAGTTCTTCAACTGGCGATAAAAGTGTTAGTGCTTTAGCTTCTTCTAACTCAAGAGTCAACTTAAGTTTAGTGGCTTCAAGGTTTTCAATTTCTTTTTGTAATTCATCAATGGTTTTCATGATCATCATCTCTCTTTAAAGTATGAATTCATTATATCCTGTTTTTCAAAATTGTACACACCTATTAGTGTGAACTAGTTATCGTTTTTTCAAATTGTTAAAGAGCATATTTTCTGTTTAGTTTTAAATTCTCCGCAGCAGCTAAGACTACAAAATTTTCTATTTTTTCTAATATCTCGCTGACAAGCTTTAAAAATAATTTCACAATTTAAACATTGTAATTCACTCCAATTTCGCTTTGGATCTAAAATCACTTTTTCTTTTTTCTTATTTTGTTCTTTACTCCATCCAATAGGAATGATATCTATTTTTAAAATTTTAGTATTTTGTTTTGGTTTTCGTCCTTTACACCAACCAGATGGAATGATGTCTGTTTTTAATATTTTAGTATTTTCTAAAGTATCTAAATTATAAATCCATATCTTTCCATACTGAGAATTCTTTTCACCTTGCTGATGACAATTATTTTTATGAATTAAACGAATTTTTAGTTTCGTTTCATCAGAATGTGTTTTTCCAGTAAAAGTATCATATTTTATTTTACCTTCAGCATGAAGTTTTTTAGCTAGTGTACTCATTCTATTTTTATTTCGATTTACACATTCTTGATTATTCCAAAAATATTCAGCAACTTTTTTACCATTTTCTTTTCTAAATTCTTGATTTTCCATTTGATTAATATAATCAAATCCGCCGTGACCTCCACGGCGGAGATTATAAACATCTTCCCTCAAGAGAAATTCCTCAGTTACGATTTCTTTTTCTCTTGCATACATATCTTCAGTATTACTAAAGAATTCTAGTATGTCTTTACGAAAGTTTTCTAAACCATGCTTTTCAATAGCATATTTTAACACCTTTCCTGAGCCCATATACCCATCTTCTAAATTCTGGGTTTTATGAACGCCAACATAGATCTTGTTATTCACGAGGTTAGTGATTTGATAGATGTAATAGTACATATATGTACCTCCTTACATCTATTTATAACAATTCTACTTTGTGTATTCCTAACGGGTGTCGAGCCCGTGCTATCACCTTGAAAGGGTGATATTCTACCGTTAAACTATAGGAATATAAAGCCTAAATTCGGGATTGTAGGACTCGAACCTACGTCTCCGATTCCCAAAACCGGTGCTAAACCAACCTCAGCTAAACCCCGAATTTAGACTCTACTACTTTCTTTCAGACATTAAAAAAGGGAACCTGTTTAGAGTTCCCTTTGATAAAGTCTTGTTACTTCTTAACTTTACAAAAGGAACCTCTTTCTATCACTCTCCGGATACGACGGAGCATAACTTGGCGCAGCATAGCTTGCCTCGTCAATAATACTCATAATGTCAATAATTCTGGAAGTGTTCATTTGTTTTTAACTCGCGTTTGTAATGTAAGTTTGTATATTCTATTTATAGGTTTTCTAAAAATTATGTAGTTATTTTATCACAATTTTTTAAGTTTGTACATCTTTATTTTTTGCTACTAATAAAGTATAAGTTTTTGAATTATTAATAGACCAAATTTCAGCATCATCTATATTTAATCCATCATATACTTCAGGTTTACCATCTTTCATTCTCAGTTCAGTATCATCTGATATATAGACTTCATAATTATTTTTAATAGCCTTCTTAGCTACTTTTTTCCAAAGCTCTTTACCACCAAGGTATTGTAAATTATCTGAGATAACAACATAACCAGCTTGTATTAGTGCAAGATAAAGATAATAACCAACACCACGACGTTGTTGAATTTTATTAATCTCAACACCATCTATTTGTAGAACTTTTTCAGGTACATCTATATCTTCAATTGAAGATATATTTAAAGGCTTCTTAAAATCTACAGAACCTAAGATATAAGCACCAGGAGCATTATCATCGGGCCGTTCACCTCGTTCCCCTATAAAAGCAAAAGTTTTATCTTTAGATAAACCAACAATAAATGTTTTATCAAAAATAATATCATATTTTGCAGTTATACTATTAGTAGTATAAAATTTTTTAAAATTACCAGAAATTAATGTTGGTAATTCTCTATTTATAAATTGAGGCATTTCAAATAATTCTTCAACTTTCATAAATTTATTTTATCACAATTTTAACTTTACGTATATCTTTACTTTTAATGGTGCGCCAGGGGAGAATCGAACTCCGGTAAAATTATAAATATAATTTTAATATAATAAAACTAAATTATGATAAATTTAACACCTAGATGTTCATGTATTATTTGTAGAAATAATCAATCTGCAAAAGGCATTCATTCTCATTTTATAACAGCACATACAAAAGAAGGAAATGATAGGATTAAAAATACTTCAAAACATTCTAGTGCTAAAGCAACAACTACTCGCAAAAATAAAAATTTTATTTTAAATTTAGAAAAATGGAAAATATATTATTCTAATCCTACTAAATGTAAACACTGCAACCAAGATCTTGATTGGTTTAAACGAAAAAATACATTTTGTGATGCTTCTTGTGCCGCTAATTTTACTAATAAATTACGTCCGGTTGGGCATTCTAGTCGAATTAAAAATAATAAAAATAGATCAGACAAACTTAAAAATTTTTATAAAGATATTAGTAAAATAAAAATTGATACTAAAAAACAAAAATTTTCAAAAGTATCGTTTTGTCAAATTTGTAATAAATCTATTCCATACAAATTAATCAAAACGTGTTCTTCTAAATGTTATAAACAACTGCTAAGTATTAAAGCTTCAACACGAATGACACATCCACAAAATGGAAAAACTATTTTATACAATGGCATTAAATTAGGTTCATCATATGAATTAAAAGTAGCACAATCATTAGATGAATATAATATTACTTGGACTAAGCCAAAACCTTTATTATATACCGATCCAAATAATAAAATGCGTCGTTACTTTGCAGATTTTTATCTTCCGGATTTTAATATCTATTTAGATCCGAAAAATGATTTTTTAATTAATAATACTAATCCAGAAACCGGATTTAATGATTGTGAAAAAATTAAACGGGCTGAAATTTATAATAATGTGAAGATTATAATTCTTAATAAAAATCAACTTAATTGGAATACTATAAGATTATTAATTTGTAGGGAAGGAGGGACTTGAACCCTCACTCTTAAGAACTAGCATCTAAAACTAGCATGTCTGCCATTTCATCACCGGCGCATTTATCTCTTTTTCCAGAAGCCTATCGATCTCGCATATGCTTCTGCTAATAATTCTTGTGCTTCATAAGAACATAATCTATTTCGATCGGGAATTATTCCAACTCTACCTAAATCCAATCTATCTGCATCCCAACATGTATGCACTGTTAAATTGCTGCTATAACCTTCAACTGAATGAAATTCACATGCAATTGGTAATGTGCCAAGTTGATATTCTGATATTTTAATTATGTTTTTTTCATATAAAGCTTCAGCAAATTTTGCAGCTCTTTTACCATGATCAACATCAGAACTACTATCTAATTCTCGACAACTATCATGTAAGAAAGCAAATAATTCAACTACTTTTCTATCAGCTCCATTCTTTTCGGCCATCTTTAATCCGTTCCATCTAACTCTTGACCAATGAGCAGCACCATGTATCGCGTTCCAGGATAATACATATTTTTTTCTTATTTCAACAATCAGTTCTTGTGTAATTATTTTAATCTAAAAATTACTTTCTTTTCAAATAAACTTAAACCACCAACAAAACCATATCCAAAAAAAAATATTGCTAGTGCTTCACCTAATATTGGAGTAAATGCAAAATACACCCAACTTAAAATTCCTACTAATTCTCTAAAATAAAGAACTTTTTCTTTTATGAGAGGTTTAATCAAAACCTTATACATAAATAAAAAATTAATTAAAATTGATAAATAATGAAACTCGTCGAACTATTTGAAAAATATGATAAAAAACATAAATGTCTAACACCAGGTACAATTTATAAAACTAAAATACATTCAGACCATATTTCTATTAGATTAAATCTACCAGATAAAATTAAAGAAATAAAAGCTTCTCAAACTGAAGATTTAGAATCAGACCTTCATTATGCCATAGAAAAAGTTTTAGCTAAGTATTATTTTTAAGTCCAACTCTATAATATCTTAAAGATAAGGTACGTCTTTTATACTGATACTCACCACAATATTTTTTAATAATTCGTTTTACTTCAACAGGTGTTTCTTCACCAAGTTGTTCATACACCTTATAAAAAAGTCTAATGTTTCTTTATCTATCATCTCATCAGTTCGTAATGAAGATTACCAGTAATAACGTTAGATAAAAGCTCACATGCAATAGTTTGCGAAAGTTCTTTTACCAAAATGCCAGGAATTTCATCTTTAGGAACCCATTCCTTAATCTTACTTTCATGTCGAACCTGTTTTCCATTGAGTTCAAACACTACCACTACATTCTTAGATGCTCTTAAAACATCTTGGTAAATATGAACCATTCCCTTAAGTTCATTGTTATCAAGATGAAGTGCCGCCAATAAATTAGCTTCAGCTTTTTTCTGCATCTCATTCAACAATCTTACTGACTCATCTGTGGGTGCTCGTTTTTCAGTAACCGAAACATTCACTGAACTCGGACCTCTATAACCAGGTCCTGACAAATAAGTATCAAACATCTAATTCACCTGAAATAATTTATTTAACAACTGTTTTTCTTTTTCAATTAATGGATGTCTATTATCAATATACCATCTTAAAAATCGTTTAGAAAGATTCGAAATCGGTTTATCACGTTCAATCTCATAAGTCCACATTAAAGGACGCATCTTAAACAATAAGAAAGTTTCAAACAACTCATCATCTTCTTTAGACATCTTCAATCCTCTCGTTATTAATGGTGCGACAGGAGGGACTCGAACCCTCACGACCGAAGTCACAGGTATCTTAAACCTGCACGGCTACCACTTACGTCACCGTCGCGTATTTTATATTTTCTTTAAATCCGAATACACTTCAGCATCACTTTCATATTCATCATTCCAATATTTCATTAATGGTTCATAATTAATAATGATCCAATCAAAAATATCATCAAGTTCAGCTTGATCCATCTTAGCTTTTCCAGCTAAAACTTTTGGTTCTTTTGAAATAGATACTGAAAAATTATCATTACTAGAAAAAGTACCTTTAACATTACTAACTTTTAATCTAGCCCAATGTCTTTGCTGAACATAGTCTTTAGAAGAAATAAAAATTATCCAAGGCAAACCTGAATTGGCCGGCTTAACGCGAGCCATCTCCCACAATTGGGATTCTGTTAAGAACAATTCATTTGATGGATCAAAAATTAATTCTTCTAATTTCACTTTTATTATTTTTCTATTATTATAAAAATGGTAGCACCACCCGGACTCGAACCGAGAAGCCATGACGGCGGAAGATTTTAAATCTCCAGAGTTTACCAATTTCTCCACGGTGCCATTTATTCTTTTTAATTATACCTTATTTATAGGTATTTGTACATCTTTATTTTGTGCAAAGTGATTCTACATAATCAATTAGTAATTGTTGTTTTTTATCACCTAAACTATCAAAATGAAACAAATCTTTTGGAAAAGATTCACCTTTAATTTCAATGCATTTGCCATTGCTAAGCCATAATAGCAAAGTGCCTTCTAAATTTCCATCTGAATTCAATTCCAATTCATCAGTATCAACTTCAGTTATTGATGAAAACATTTTTAAGAGAGTTAAATCTCCTTGCTTTTTTCCTGAATTCAAATCAATTTTCAAATCAATTTTAATACCTTCTACGAGAGTTTGAAGTTCTGCTAATAATTTAAGTTCCATAATAATACTCTCTTTTTGGATAAAAGATTATTTATATAAATTGGAGACAGAAACTGGATTCGAACCAGTGACCCGCTGGTTGGGATAATCATTTACCTACGGTCCCTTGAGAGGACAAATTATCGGAAACGATGTTATGTCGGCTGCTCTACCACTGAGCTATTCGGTCTATAATTTATTAAAACAACAGAATTGCATCTGTTGTAGAATATGCTATTACCATTCGATTAGAATTTCTTAAGCAATGATTAGTCCCTTCGTTTTTAGGGCCATTTATTTTTTCACAAGCATCACGAGCTTCTTGTGGTGTTTCAAATTCAACAACATTTTGAACAACATCTGCTGCAACTTGCCCACTATTACTTGTACAAATCGTTTTTACTAAAATTTTGTAACTCATCGTGTAATTCTCTAGGTTATCAATTTAAGAAAGTAAGATAATTATATCTTGTATTTCTGAAAAAATAAACAACTATTTATGCAAACTAGTTATCACTTTTCCAAATCAAACTAACATACTGTTTCATTAATACATCAAAATCATTATCTCTATCTTGAACTTTGGCATATGACCAACTTTGATGATAGCCATTAAAGACGAACCTAATTGAAGGTTCTCCTCCTCCCTCAAAGTCTTTAAAGAATGTATTGATCCGTTCCAAATTGATTGGTTTTTTTGTATAATGATCAACAACTGAACTTACAATAAATTTCATTTTAGCCTCTTTATTAAAATTGTTTTTGAGCGAATACTTTATTGCTTTCAAATAAGACTTGCGGTGCATTAGTTATTTCTTGAAGTCTTTGACCTCTACGTCTATCACCTTGTCTTTTTCCAAGTTCAGGAACCATATCTACTTTAAGAGCATGATTAGATCTTCGTTCATTTGAATGATGTCTAATATGATATTCACGAACTGCAACAGGTTTATTCAACAATTTCTGTGCATTCAATTTTCGAATAATCTTTCTACCAGTCTTGTTATTACCTGTATAAATCAGTGCATGATATTCGATACCATCTGTCTTAGTATCTTTATAGATAACAATCCGGATATTATCTATTGATAATGGTTTTCTAAACCATCTCAATAGAGCCGGTGTTATAAACTGTTTAATATCAAACTCTGTAGTAGTTTCAGGTATTCTTGGTATAATCAATATCATCGTTTCATTCCTCTATAAATTATCTTCGGTAAAGTAAAATGCCTACACCTAAACCAACTATATAACCAGCAGCAAAGCATAATAAAAATATCATTGTTTTTTCATTCCTCTAATTTTTTTATTATTAACTAACCATTGAACAAAATGAGACCATACATTAGCACTAGACCCTCTATCAGTACAATACCAATCATCTCTAGAAGTGTCATCAAGTGTCAATAACCATTCTTCATATAGTGCATCAATCTCTTGAAATGTTTTCTTGTTCATCTTTATCAGCCTTCAATTTATTTTTAACATCTTTTAGAACTTTCCTACATTGGGCCGGTGTTAAATCTCCAACATCAATATATGAAACTCTTCTATCACCTGGTGTAATAACTTCATAAGTATTACGATAATTTTTACAATTTTTCTTTCTTAATAACCTGAACTAATTCTCTAATATTTGGAACAGGTTTAGTACAAATAACAGTGTTTGATGTAAAATCAAATAAAATACCAGATTCTAAATCAATACATTCCTGTGTAACATTCTTAATATTGTTAATCATAGAATGCTGTCTAAATAATATCAACGATTGAACTAAGACAATCAAAGACATAAATGCTAAAATTTTATTCATTTGCTTAATATCCTTTTAAAAGAGAGAGAAAGATAAACAATTATCTTGTTTATCTTTCTATTTAATATCCCTTTTTTAAGCTTTTAATTTTTTAGGATCTTTTTTTGACAAACGTCCTTCATTATACATTGCAGATAAGAAAAATGCCATGACGCCTGGAAATAGGTTTGTCAATAGAGCAAGTTCTGTAAATCCACCAAGTAAAATTATACTCAATATATTAAATGCAAAATATGCAGTTATAGCAGATAATACTGGACTGCATTTAATCCAAGTCCATACTATGGATTTTACGGTATGTTGCGAAGGTATTGTTGCCATGATATTTCTCCCCGTGAATAATTAAACACAAATTAACAACTTTAAATGAAAGCTGCTATTTGTATTTAACAGGTTTCAATTTGATTTTATCACGATTTTGGTATCATGTACAATACTTTTTTTTAGATATTGATATCTAATTTGGCGCCACTGGCGAGAATCGAACTCACTACCAACTCCTTAACCTGGATAACCATTTTCGGTCGGTTGATATACTAGACAACAAAAAGTGAAAACGACTTTTTTAGTTGCTCTACCAATGAGCTACAGTGGCTTTAAAAATTTATTGACGTTATCGTAGTCAATTCTTGGTCGAAGCCTGTCCAAGACGGTAGTACTATGAACACTAATAGTAATGTCATTGCTAATGTATGACCTATTAGACTAGTACGAACTCTCATTAGCGCCTGCTTTCGGTAATTTATTCTACTGGAATCCAAGTAAAATGATAGATAATACTATATTTTTTAGAACTAAATGGTTTTCTAATTTGAAAAAATAAGGTTGGAAAACATAAACATTTAATAGTTTCAAAGGTATTTGTAGCAATACATTCTTTTTGTTTATTAATTTTTTTCAATCTTACTAAAAAATACCAGCCATTTGGTTTTAATTTAATATCTCGTCCTGTAGTCATATTTGATGTTTCATCAAAAGTAGAATCAACAACTTTATTTAAATTCCGTCCATATAAAAACCAAGGTTCTCGTGGTAAGACCCCCACATTCTTGTTTATCAAATCTCATTTTTATAACCTCTCTACTATAAGTTCTATTATAACATAACCAACAAGTAAAAGTACAACTAAACTTGTTATTATCGAAAATCTTTTCCAGCGTCTTTCATCATCCATTTTTGATGAGCCACATCGCTAGGGCTTCACCACCCGCATCCGGTTTGAATCGTCCAATCAATTTAGAATTCTCTGTAAAATGAGGATCAAGTTCTCTTAAATTTCTCAGTTCTTTTTCAGTCATTTCAAAAAACAATAATAATTTTTCACCTTCATAAGTAGTACAACCAAAGTATTTTACTCGAGCCAATAACCAATCGCCAATCGCCTTGTGATAAGCACCATTGTATTTCATAGTTAAGTGGATTTGGATTTTTCGAATCAGTTTGATATGAAAATGCACCACTCATACTTTTTGGAAAACAACCCATGTTTAATTCATCTTATTAAAATCTATAAGACTATTCTAACATATTACATCGCGTTTGTAAAACGTTAAAGGTTGTCATCCTAATGGATTTCCAGCTTTTACACTAGCACGGGATTTACCATCATCACCAAAAATTAGGTGTTCAACAAAAAAGTTCTTATGGGGGATAATCTTAACAGGATAACCCATTAGCGAACGGGTGAACATGTAGCTATTATACACTTTTTTTATGTTATGTAAACATTTTTAATCGATTCCCGATGATCGATTTTCTATTAGCTTGTACAGTGCAACTATTAGTTCTTCACGAGCTTGGATAAAAACATCGTATCCATGAGAATTAAATGTAGTGGCAGCTGATGCCATATTGTCTGCCATTTGAATTAGCTGAACAATATATTCTTCAGCTATGTAGGCTTGTTGGTATTTTAAATCCATATCAGTTACTCCTATAGTTCGTTACCACAACGGGACGATTAGAAGAATGACACGATGCTCCAATTATTACTTCTGCAAATAAGACTTAAAGATCCATATGCTTTAGTGATAACAATAGTGCTCTGCCCATCAATCAATTCTAAGTATGCCGCTTTGATGGTGACTTTTCGATTCCCCAATGGGGGAGCCATTTCAGCTTTCACAATATATTTCGTGCCATCGGGCGGTGATGTCGGTAATTGAATTGTTACCGGCCCATTTGAACTTACGCCAATATAGAAGTCTGATAGAGTTGCGCTATAATCTTCACTTACGAAACGAGTTGGGGTAACATACTCACCTGGTTCTCCCTTATCGCCTTTTTCACCTGGATTTCCAATTTCTCCTTGCTCTCCTTTTTCCCCTTGGATTCCTTGTATTCCTTGAGGACCTTGCTCACCAACATTTCCTTTTTCTCCAGGATCTCCTTTTAGACCTGGTATTGGTGGTTCTGTATTTTCAATTATATCATTATTTATAATAATAATTTCTTCATCTTGAAATGAAGTTGTTGCTCCAGCAAGCGCATAATTTGCTTTATTTAACAAAAGCTTATTGAACGGTTGCCCATTTGATAGTTTTAGTAAAGCTTCATTGAGTTCGATTAATCGTCTGTCTAAATCGTCCATTTAATTTACCTCCATAATCACATCAAAGAAAGAACTGGACCGAAATCCAGTTCTTCTTCAACATGAGATAAATTAAACTACGTTATTAGTAGCTGTGTTACGACCAGCATTGCCACTCATTGTACCAAAATTAACAGTACCTTGTTTTACATCTTGGATTTGAGAAGCGAAAGCTTGTAATTGAGATTGTACTGAAGCCCATTGTGCTTGACTTTGGTTAACTTCAGCAGTATGTCTCCAATGATCGCGACCGTGTCTTTCTTCAACAAGTTCAGCGTTACGTTCTACAAGAGCACGATTTAAATCATGATATTTTAAATCATTAATTAAATTACGTGTAACTGTACCATCATTAAAGATGTCACGACTGATTTGTGCTTGACCTAATGCAATTGCAGCAGCATTTTTAGCTTGTTCAAGCATTACAGCAGCGGCATTTTTAGCAGCTTCTAATGCATTAGCAGTTGCAACTTTTTCGCCATTAGCACTAATTTGATATGCTAATGATAAAGAACTTGCATCTTGTAACGTTTTTAAAGCTGCGATTTCACGAGCTGCATCTCTGTCAGCTTGCATAGAAGCAATAAAGAAACCAGAAGCTTGGTCTCTTATGCTATCTTTTGTGTTTTCAATACGATCTGCTAAATCATAACGAGCATCTTTAGTTGCCGATACACCTTCATATTGTGATTTAAGACCTTCTTTAACTATTTCGCCATCACCTTGGCCAATAGCATAACGAATATCAGCAGTAGCATTGGCTACTTGTTGACGACTATTTGAACCTTCGACAGCTGCTTCACGTCTAATGGTTGATGTTTGTTCGGCTTGCTCACGACGAATATCAGCATGGTCGGCTGCAAGAATTTGGATATCAGAAATTGTGACTGGATCTGCCATGGTAGAACTCCTTTTATGTGACTTCAGGACTTAGCCTTATTCACTTATTATTGTTAGGGCTTTCGAAAGCCCGAGGTTTGTTGGATAGTGAGCCAGCACTATCACTGATGTAGGTCAGAGACCTAACAATGAGTTGGTAGAAACGATATCCACCTTGAATTCTATACTACTATTTATACCAGTTCGTCTTTATTTCACGATAATTATTCAACAATAGAAATCTTATCGTCTTCAGTAAGATTAACTATTTGTGGAATACTTCCAACAAATCTTTGTCGAGGATTAAATGAAATGTGTGTATAAGGACTGTCATCACTAACACCCATATCACCCCCAATCATTATAGTTCCTATAACATCGGCAATATGATTAGATGTAAAATCACCTCTCAATCGTGTCATAATATCACCCAGCAAATGTTCAATCGTATTTGCTTTGTATTCAATTCGACTATCTACAATAACCGATGATTGAACTCCAGGAACTTCACCATATCTTGGAGTTCTAAATCTAAATGTTGCATTAGCTTCTTGTGGAATATAATATGGATAAACAATCTTTACTTTCTTACGTTGCTCAGTTGTTAAATTCAATAAATCTTTACCTAACATTGTCGCTGAAACAACCAATTTTTTGCCAGAAGATAATTGTGATTTTATTTCTTCATAATTTCCAAAGGCCTTAATGTATTCAGGATGTGATTTAATATACTCGTCAGCACTGTCACCTTCACCAGATAATCCCTTTGTCCAATAATATGTGTAAATAGAAGGTGTTAAACCTGGGGCATCTGTGATAGGCAATAAAGTTGGTATATGTTTATCTTCTGAAAACTGTTGAATTGTATCCCATGAACCTGTTACCATACCACTTACAATTAGAGTTGGTGGTGTCTGTTTATACTTTTCTTCAAGTTGTTTTGGCCATGTTGATTGATCTCCAGTCAATTTCCAGATAGAATAATCAATTGCTCGAAAATCTTTTATAACTTTTGAAGCGCTTCTATTATGTAAAAATACAAACTGTTTAATCTTATTCTCAAATATCTTAACATCACTTTCAGGTATTCCATCTGAAACGATAGTTACCAATTTCATCCTATCAGTAGTAACTCCAACCGGTTTTTCTGTATTGAGAGTTTTCAAAAAAGAAACTAAAGATTTTAATTCAGTTCCAGAATAAGTATACTTTGGCATGATTACTTCTAAATGTCTATTAGAAGGATCAATTCCTTTTGTAATCGCAGTCTCTAGTGTCTTATCATTATAAGCTGGTCTTGCTGGAATTTTTCCATATTTGTCAATTACATATTTGTGAACTGATTTTTCGTACATATTCCCATTAGTAAGTGTTTCACGACCAACTGTTGGTAACCCTGAATATGAACTAAATAATGCTTGTTTGTTGATAGGAAGAACAATAGAAGCTCCTTCTATCATTCCTGATCCTGATTGTAAATGACATTCTACACATGCTCTTTGTCCATGTAGACCTTTATAATAAATCTCTTTACCGAAATCAGCGTGTACAGATGAACCGGCAATTGCGATTACCATTGCTGAAGCTCCAATACCCATTTTTATTTCCTCTTATCAAAGTAAACATCAAATAAACCTCTAAAAAATTCTCTGTATTGAAAACCTTTTAGAGGTGGTTCTAGAACATTATATCCTAGAACCACTAATCTTTACAACGTTATTGTGCTAGTGTTGGAACAGTTGGAGCCGAAGCTACACCATTGCCAATAGCATTTTTAGCACTAACTCTTAACATATAATTAGTATTTTTTGATAAGCCATTAACATTGGCAACTACTGTATTAGGGCCAAGAATTGCACCACTAACTTTTGCAGTTGACCAACCTTTACCCGCATTACAAGATGATACTTGGGCTGGGGTATTAGCTTTACATTTCTGAACTGTATAACCAGTATTGTTATTGGCAACATCAGTCCAAATTAAACCAATTGTATAAGGAGCACCAATTGTACCAGAAGATGCTATCAATGATACTGGAGCAACTGGTTTCAATTTCATATCAATCACTGCTATATTACTTACAGCACCCGTAGTTGAACCATTTATTGGTGTTACTCGGAATGAATAAGTTACATTTTTAGCAAGTACCAAAGTTGAATTAAATGACATGGTAGTTGTACCAGCTGGAGTACCAGGTAGAACAGTCCAAACATTTGTTGTAGATGGAGTATATTCAACTTTATAAGTAACTGAACCAACCGAAGTATTAGTCCATGTTAAAGTTTCACCAGTAACATTTGTTTTAGTTGCAGTTGTAACTTGAGCCGTTAAATCAGTTACTCCATTCAATAATGTACCACCAACAGTTACTGTATAAGCTTGCGGTGTAGAACTAATTTTTTTAGAATCAGTTACTGTAACACTAAAGTTATATGTTCCAGGAACAGTTGGATTGCCAGACAATACACCATTTGCAAAAGTCAAACCAGTTGGAATTGTTCCAGTAGTTGACCAGGTATAAGGAGCAGTACCACCAGTTACACTAACAGTTTGATTATAAGCAGTTCCAACCATTCCACTAGGCAATGAAGCTGTGGTAATACTTGGTGTCAAACTTGCTCCGATTGTTACATTATAAGTTTTACTTGAACTTGTTGGCAGTGGGTTAGCACTATCAGTTGCTGTTACAGTAAAGTTATAAACCCCAGCAGTAGTAGGTGTTCCACTAATCAATCCATTTGTTACTGTTAAACCAGGAGGTACAGTACCAGTAGTTGACCAGCTATAAGGACTAATACCGCCAGATACATTTAATGGTTGACTATAAGTTACGCCAACATTGCTATTTGGTAATACCGCAGTCGCTAAGTTTGTTGTTGAAATACTAACAACATAAGCTTGAGCAGACGATTTTACATTTTTAGAATCAGTAACTGTTACGCTAAAACTAAAATTACCAACTGTTGTAGGTGTTCCAGATAATACTCCATTTGAAAATATCAAACCTGTTGGAACAGTACCTGTAGAAGTCCAAGTATATGGACCAGTACCACCAGCAACCTGAATGGTTTGGTTATAAGTATTTCCTACATTACCATTTGGAATTGATAATGTCATAACACTTGGAACCAGAGCTGAAGCTCCAATGGTTATCGTTTGAGGCAATGATACCGTTTTTGCTGGAGTAGAACTATCAGTCACTGATACATTGAAATTAAATGTACCAATCACACTTGGAGTACCAGAAATAGTACCTGCAGTTGTCATAGTTAAACCAGTTGGAAGAGTACCACCAGTTATTGTAAAGCGGTAAGGCAATCCATTTGCTACAGTATTAGTTAAACCACCAGAAGCACTAAATGTGGTTGGTGTATATGCTGTACCTTTAACACCAGCCGGAAGAACTGGAGCGTTAATAGTAAGCGGCATAACCATAACAATTGGTCTCATCATATCATGTTCTTCATGACCTAATAAGTGACAGTGCCAAACATATTCCATACCATAATCAGTCATTACATTTGTTAGAGTTGTACCATTACTATCAGTCATTGTTGCATTTACTGGTACTGATGGATCTAACGGTCTAACTGAGTTTGGTAATTTCCAAGGTAGATAAGGTTGTACTGGACGAGCAGCAACAAACGTATCAAGTGTTGGTGACATTCTAATTACTTCTTTCAAACCCTGTTCTTCTGGATCAATTTCTTGAGCCGTGCCATCAATTGCTACTCGACCAATCAATTGAAGATTAAACAAGTGAAAATGGATATAGTGTTGATCGATACCTTGATGGTCTAAACGCCAGATTTGAGTACCATCACCTAATGTTCCAACCATTGGATAGGGTTGAAATGTCGGCTGCATTATTTCAGTTGGTGGATTGAAATAACTGTATGGTTGAGCAGCACCAGCACTTGGTCCAATATTAGGAAGAACCGCACCTAATAGAGCATTCAATCTACCATATTCCATATCCCAATTTTCAACAATTGCTTTTTCTTGAATTGGAATAGTAACATTAGAAGTACTTAATGCATTAGCTGTAGGATCCCAAGGTTTAAAAGTGAAAAACATATCAGTCAAATTTGGTTTTTGATCGGGTATTTTTCCACCTAGAACATTGTTATAAACCGAAGTTGGAACTAATGGTTTTTCTTGAGCATTTGCATAAACAGCAGTCCAAGATTTATTCAATTTTGTGATATCAAATGCTGGAGCACCAACACCTGCAGTTTTAATAGGATCACAGAAATAAATGCTAGTTGAATCAGTAACATTTGTATCGCAAACATTTACTTGCATTACAGTACGTGTATTAGGACCATATCCTGGAAGAACAGTTGGTGCACCTCCTTGGAATGTATTATCTGGTGAACCAGTATAATAGTCATAACGTTCATCAAATGCTGGATAAGGGGCTGGTGCATCATTATACAATAGAACTGTTTGACCGGCATAATTGCTAAAATCAACAATTGCATCAAAACGTTCTGCTGGACCAACAACCAAACCATGTTCTTTCACATTCAAAGTAAAAATAACTCGACGTGATTGTTCATAAGTTACAGGTTGTGTTTTTAATGTTTGCGGTTTAGGTAACCAACCACCTTCATTAGCCAAGATTGTAAATTGTGGACCAATCGCAGCTGGATCAGGAGCACCACCATTACGACCATCAGCAGGCCAGGTTAATGGATATGCAGGACTCAACATTGCTGGTACCATATTGATTTCGGTATTAGGTGAAGCTAACATCGTTGCACCTGTACCTGTTGCATCAGTAACTGTAACAATTGGAGCAGTATCATATGGTGGAACTGCTTGAGTAACTGTTTTTGTATCAACTATCATATTAGTAATAGTTGCAGTTGCAGTTGGTTGAGTACCAGGAACACCATTAAATACTACAGTTGGAGCAGAGGTATATCCACGACCACCATTTGTTACTTGAACCAATAAACCAGATGGTTGAGTTGGATCCAGGATTGCAATTGCTTGTGCACCAGTACCACCACCGCCTTGTAATACAACTGTTGGTTCTGAAATGTATCCAGGATCAACTGTAGACGTTACTGTAATAGAATCAACAACTCCAGATGTAATTGCATTAACTTGAGCTGGAGTTCCAGTTCCTGATTTCCAACCACCAGATAATGTTATTGTTGGAGCAGTATAATTTTTGCCACCAGAAATAACAGTTAGACCGATAGGATCAGCAATAAACCAGTTCAAACTCAATGTTCTATCATCAGCAGCATTTAACAACTTAAAACGATGTGTATTAGGAGTTACTGACAATTTTGGCCAAGCTGTACCATTTACAGTTACACTATCCATGAATGATTCAGGAGTGCCTGTTGGATTAGTAGTACCTGGAACCAAAGGTGGTTCATTTGGAGTAGTTAGTGCATCAATGTAAGACAAATTAGGAACTGGTCCAATAATCTGAGTTGTAATAGGTGGATAAATCCAGGTATTATAATCCCAGCGGCCTAAATCATTTACTCCACTAGCCGATGTTGGATGTTGATTTGGCATATAAACATGTGGAAGCCACAAATCACCAGCAGTTGGTACAGCAGTTGTTGATGCTGTTGCAGGTTTAGAACCCCATGCCCAAGTTGGATCTTGATTGATAATATTTGCTGGATCAACCCAAGTTTTATCTTGAATGACTAATGGGATACCAATACCATCTGGCAATTGAGCCAAACCTGGATTTCCACCAGAATTATTAGAGCCGTTAATCAAATCATCTTCAATTGGATCTTTCAGAATATAACCAGCAGCCATACCAGCATATACGTTCAATCGTGTCAAACCGTAAGCATGATCATGATAAAACATGAATTTAGCAGATTGTTGATTTGTATAATACATGGTCAATGAACCTTGACCAGGATCATTTGTTGCTCCAGCAACTGAACAGACAAGTTGAGCGGCACATGCTTCAATTGTATTCCCTTGTGCATCAAACCACATATCAGGAACAAATTTTACAGCTGGTCCACGTTTATTAACATTAGTTTCTCCGACTGGAGAAGTCCATTGATGTGGAGTACCATCAGAAATCCATGGAGTTGCTCCACCATGTAAATGTACAGTAATACGATTTTGAGAAAATTCTTTACCGGCACCCATATAAGTGTCATCAACAGGCAATGGTAAATTGCCATCAACTCCTACTGGAAGATAGTTAGTAAATTTTACTCGAACTGGTTTATTTTTAGTAGCTACAACTGATGGTCCCAAATAATTAGGGGGTGCAACAGCATATACTTGATTACCCGCCAAATCTTTAATTGCAGATCCATTTGGATAGGTCAAGGCAATATGTTGAGATGGAGTTCCTGCTGCATTTAATGCTGCCACAACAGCTGGTGTTTCAAGCTGAACATAGCCTCGTAAGGTTGTTGGAGGTAGTTCAGAATGCATTTTAATTGAATATTGAACTACACCAATTTCATAATAATCGGAAGCATATTCAATACCCTCGGCTGGCTGGGCTGGAGTTGCCGCTCCAGGATAAGTAACAGTATCAGGAGTTGCTACAACTAATTCCATTCCATTAGCATTAGATTTACCAATTTGTGGAAGATCATCAATAAATTTATGCAAACCACCTGTAATTGTACCATCTCCATTTAGCGTAGGTTGAGGCGAATTCGCATAGTTAGGATAACTACCATAATAATCTGGTTGTAAATTTTGATTAAAAGCATTTGCAGGAGTTACTGCCGCTTTAAAAGTTGGAATATAAGCTGCTGGATAGCATGGACCGGCACCATATGTATTCTGTCCTCCACATGGTTGGCCATAGCCATTACCTGAACCTGGAGTAGATAACACAGCAAAAGCACCGTTGCTTATTACAGCGCCGATAGAAATTGCTAACATTGTATTAAGTTTATTCATATTTTTCACCATTACTTAATTTTTCTTACAACAGTATTGTTAGAAGTTTTAGCTAATCCATCTGAATTTGCTAATTTTCCGCAATCTTTTTTCTTGGTATTGCAATTACTAGCATACCGTGCCAGTGCGGCTTTTTTACGATCTTGTGATGTAATCCAAGTCTTCTGAACATTTGGATTTTTATTCAAGAATTCGTTAATTGATTCACCACGCTGTAACTGTGGCTCATTATCTTTATCTAAATTTTTAGCCTGTACCGAAGTAATGACAAAAAAATAAAGCATAAACATCATTAAAAACTTCATGGTATTCACCTCTTTTTTATTAAAAACATTTAACGTATAAACTGTATTTTTGATCTTTTTATAATTTCCCCCGAGATTATTAAAATTAGATTAAAATTAGATTAAAGGGCTATATATCCATTTTAAATAGCCAGTTCTAATGCTTTAGACATTGCTGTATCTTTTAGTTTGTTTTGGAATCCATAAAGTGCGTCCCAAAATTGGTGTGATGGATTTCTTCTGCCAGTACCATGGGTAAAGTTTTCTGTAACTGCATTTACTGCATTCCACAAAGTATCTTTGCCAAATTGGTTACCAGCCCCGTGATTATAAAAAGCCATCAAATTATCAACTTTGCGTTCTTGTGCTTTTGTAAAGTCTTTATCGAAATCTTCTACTAGAAGTTCTTTAAAGAAGTCATAAGCTTGTGATTGACTGATTTTAGTATTAGCCAATTTGCGGGTATTAGCAATAAAGCTTGCCCAACTTTCATCGATCAAACCCATATCAACTTTAACTTGATCGGCATCCCATTCAGCCCGATGAGAAACTTTAACAACCCCTTTAGATGCAGAATTTAATGCAATAGTCAAGGTGTTATTACAAACTACTCGAGTGGAAACAAATTTAGCAGTAGTGTTTAAACTACCATCAACTGCAGTTGTCAATAATAAATGTCCAGAAACTTTATCACCTTGAACTACTTCAAAGTCTTTACCAAGTTCGGCAAGAGCCCAGAAACGACGGCCATCAAATAATGAACCGGCAGTCGACAGTTTCATATTATTTTTTTCTACAAGATCACGGAAGAATTCGACAATTTCTTTTGGTTGTACAACCTTGAAATCTTTTGAAACGACTGACAATGGACTTTGATTGTCAGAACGATAGAGGACTTTACGATCTTTGAATACTTTCAAATCTGGTAAAAAGAGAGGAGCTTCACCTGGAACGCTAAATGTAACATCAGCATCTTTAACTTCCCAGTTCAAACCGGCAGCTTCGATCCACTGTTCGATAGTGGATCCTTCTTGTATTTCTTGACCTAATCCGTGCCAAATTGCTTTTCTATCACCAGTAAAAGCAATATTTGCACGACCATTCGCCATATCTAACTCATGTGCCATCGTAATTCTCCTCAGTTGTTTTAGAATATGTATATATTTTATCAGGTACTTATAAAAAAGTACATTTCTCTATAGAGAGAAAAATGTTAACTGGTTCTCTCAACTATGAGCGTCAACAATAAAATTAAAAAGTTGTTCAACGAATTCTTTTTTGTCTTCTGCAATATCTCCAAACAGAATAATGAAACTGTTTTCTTTTCCATGTCTAAAAGCTAAGCACGATGGAAATACATCTTGTAGTTCTTTAAAAAAGTCAATATTTGGATCAGACATAAAAATGTCTTCCATGTGAAGCCAAACTTTTACAAGTGTAAATCCGTTATGTTCAAACTCTTTAGAATATACAACTCTTATATGATGAACTTCTTCAAAAAATTGCTTAACTTGCTTTTTCATCGTCATCTCCTACACTAGAAAAAACGTTTAGCAAAATGAATAGCCATCATATCAGCCCAACCTGCAGCTTGTTCAACATTAGTAACATTATCACAAGTTGAAAGTGCTACCGCATGTTTGGACCATTCCTCACGAAACAATTTCCTATCTTCTTGAGATAAGATTGAATCAACTTTTGACACTATTTGACTAACCTGAGTCATAGTTGTTGTATTTGGATCGAAGTTGACCAATTCTTCAAAGCGGGCTTTTCTATCTGTTGAAATTGACATTGTATTTTCCTCAGTTGTTTTTAAAGTATAAGCAAATTATATACTTTTTTTGCATCTGTACATGGTTATTAGTGTGAACTAGTTATCAGTTTTTAGTCATTTTCTACAACTGAATGTGGAATCCTTTCAAGCAATTTTGAAACCATTGTCATTGAATCAAAATACAGTTTTACTGTAGGTTGTGTAAGATTTTTAATTTCAACTATAGTCGCATAAAGGCCTGAATGAGGACCTCTACCTACTGTAGTAATACAGGTACTGATTTCTAGTGTATCACCAATCTGTAAAGTTTTTACTAATTCTTCTTTTGATGCACTAGTAGTTTTACCAGTTACAATAATATGAGCTTTTAATTTTATTTTCGACATTATTCATCAGCAAAGTTAATTTCTTGGTATTCACCATTTTCATCTTTAATATATCTAGGTTCACTTAAATCTCGAATTAACCAGCCAACCGAACCACCAATACCAAAGCCAAGTGCCCAAACACCACTAACTGGGCCAGCTATGCGAGAGATTAAAAAACAAAAGATAATATAACCGAAAGCACAAATCATTACTTGAGCACCTGTATTAGTTCTTGCCCATACATGTTTCAGTGAAGGTTCTTTCCAGAATGGCTTAGGATTTCTTTGTTCTAGTGTTGATGGTTTCATCTTATGCTCCTTTAAATCCAAGACTTATTAGGTAATCGTGGTCAACAAATTCTTGTCCAATAACTTCTAAGAAAGTAGTCCAAGCCTCCACTTCTAAAATAAAGTCCTTTTCTAAACCGAAATCATCATCGCCCCCATGCACAAACACGATACATTCCAAGATACTCAGTAGATTCTTCTAATTCAAAAAAGGAAACGTGAACTAAAAATGTGTTAGAATTAAGTTCATATGAAGGATACCAACTATCACGTGTGGGTTTATACACTTCTACGGGTTTCATCTTATTTTTCCTCAATTTCTATTAAATCAAACCAGTAATTTTTTGAAGAACTTCCATCAGGTTCCCATGCATAATGATGATCTTCTGAACTAAAATGGTTTAATATGGTCTATGTTTCATTTCTAGGTATGAAAATGACATGGACAAAAACACCATTTCGCATTTTAACTTTAACAGGTTTATCAGTGTGCAAAAAACGTTTTTGAATTTCAAGAGTAAAATCATTAAAATGATCTTTTGGTGATAATAGTTTTGTATTTTTCATCTTATTCGCTCGTATCTAATGTAGTTTCAAATTCTAATAAATCTAAATCAAAATCGTTGTCAAATTCTCCTACTTGATATTCTTCGATTTCTTCAGTTTCATAGGCCAAAGATCTAAGACACCATCCAGTTCCAATACCTAATAAAGCAACTCCAGCAACGTAGCCTATCATTAAGGTTATTGAAGCACAAAGAGACAAATATAATGAAACAACAATAAAAGTTTGTATACCCTTTTTTGTTCGTGTACGTAAAGATTTCATTTTTAAATTCCAGTTCATTAATTTATGGGTAAAATTATAAACTGATTTTTAGAAAAGTTCAATGTTTTTCTGTAAATTAGTTATCAAATTTGTTACAAAGATTTGTAAACTTTTTTAACACTATCCAAATGTGATTGATCCATTACTTTGCCAAAAGTATTGACAGCCAAGAAGGCAGCATATTTTTCTTTTTGAGTTGAATTTTCTGAAAGAACACCCATTGAAATACCATAAGTTCTAAAATGATTACTATCTCGGAAAGATAGTTGAGAATAGTAAACACCTTTATAGTGGAACCGGTCTTCATAAAATTCAACCAATGCAGTCAACCGTTGTTTACCATCAATGACTTCATACATTTTTCCATAATCTTCGTATGGACGTTTTGCGAATACAAACAAACCAATAGTAATATTGTTGAAGATGGAATCAATCAATTTTTCTTTATCTTCTTGAGACCAAACATATTCACGTTGGTACTCAGGAGAGAAATCAACACCAGCATAATCAGAAAAAACTATTGATAATAAACCATCAATTTCACGGTTTGATTGATTCATGCGATATGCAATCGGCACCGTAAAAGAAGTATCGGTTTGTGCATTTAATTTATCAAGTTGATGCCAACAAACAATTTGTTCTTCAGAATATTCAGTTGGTTTCCCATAAACTTCTTTTGTTCCAAAACAATGAATTTTGTAAGAAACATCTTCATAGACTTCTAAAATTTCAGTTTTGTCATGATTACCATAACGAACTCTTTCACCAACTTCAAAAGTGCGAGTAGGTTTGAAACCATCACGAACTCTCCAATCGACATTAGTCACTGGGTTGAATTCTAATGGTGGTTTTACAAATTCTTTTTGTTTTGTTTTTTTAGTAGCCATGATTATGTCTCTAATTCATTAATTTATGAACAGATTATAAACTATTTTTCAAACTTGTACACTACTGATTTGAGAACAAGTTATCAATTTTAGAAATTCTTTCTTTCTTAAGAAAATCACCAATCGCTCTACCTTTCAAATGAACAATAAACTCTGACAACTCTTTGACAGTTACTGTGCTATAAGCATTCATCATATCAGTAGCTCTATCTGGGTTTTTCATATTGTCTTGATTTACAGTAGTCCACAGGTAAAAAACTGTCCAGAATCTCAGTGAATCATGTGATACTCTAAACTCATCAAATAATTCAACTGTTGATTTACTATCGACATCATACAGTTCTTCAAACCTTTTATAATCCAATGCCAAATCTCTTACACTATTCGGAAACTTCATTTTTTCACAAACAGAAACAATCACATCTCTTTCAAACATCGTAAAAATATAAGCCAACCGTTCAGTAACTGTTTTCAACTTAGGAACAAAGGTTACAATTTTAATATAACTTGGCGAATCTAAAAATTTATCTAGTTCAGGAAAGATAACATTTAGTGCATCCGTAATAACTAGTACACCCAAAAAAATGATTGGGTCTTTTTCACTAAAAGCTTTTTCAAATTCAGCAACAATCCGTTCTTTTGACAAATGTTCGAGTTCTCCATTTTGAACAATTTCTTTCATTAACTCCATCGTTCTTTTATCAATTTTAAAGTCTGGATATCTAGCAGCAAACCGAGCAACTCGCAATACTCTCAATGGATCTTCGGCAAAAGCAGGTGATACATGTCTCAAGATTTTATCTTCCAAATCTTGACGACCATTAAATGGATCAATAATAATTCCAGTATTTTCATCCAGAGCCATGGAATTTATAGTAAGGTCTCGTCTTGAACTATCTGAGATTAGGTCTACAAAATCTTTTACTGTTATCATATTCATTGTCAAATCTCCTCACTTTAGTATAAATAAATTATATCACACTTCTTTAGGAAAGTATATGAAAGATAAAATTTTAGAAGAATTTTCGGTTTTAGATTGTATCATTAGCCATAAAAAATTAGAAGAATATGTGGATTTTTGTTTGTCTAATACAATATCAAATAAAAATAACTCATCATCACATCATATTTTGCCAGTTGCAAAAACATTGCCTTTTAAGAAATTTGAAAATTTGAAAGATTATCCATGGAATAAGGCTGAACTTTCATATTATAATCATTATTATGCTCATTTCTTATTAGCTCAAGCGATAAACCATTTATCAGTAATTACTGCTTTTTGTGGAATGCATAAAAAAGATATAATTTTAGAAAGACTTTCCGAAAATGATTTAATTAATGAAAGCGAGTTTAATGATCTTTACACAAACCGAAATGTTCTTATAAGCAAATGGCGTAAAGAAATTATTTCTATTGATGGGGTTGAAATGTCTCGAGCTAAATTCTATAACTTAAATAGAATTGTTCCTCAAAAAGAAAAAGACAAACACATCAAAAGAATGAAAGAAAATAATATAGTTCATTTACCTGGCGTTTTAGAGAAATTAAGAAAAACTAAATCCGAAACTTTTATAAATGGTAAAAATTTAGATACTATTTCAGCTGAACTTGCCGCAGAAACTATGAAAAAAGAATTCTATTTAGAGTCTGGCGAATTAACTACTAGATATAAAGAAAATGGAAGAAAAATTTCAAAAACTTTAAATACAGAATTTTTAGATAGTAATGGTAATATAACAACACTTGCTAAAGAAAAAGGAAAGATTATCCAGAAAACCTTGATAGCTAAAGGAAAATTTTATTACCTAAAAAATGTCTTTGACTTTACTATTTGTGAACATTTGCCTGCAGTAGAAATTAGAAAAATTTGTGCCAACCTTGAAAAGAAAACTAAAGAAAATTATTTAGGACAGGAATTGTCAGCACAAACTCTTCTTATAAAAAATGGAAAAGAACACTTTATCGGATCTTATGTTGAAAGATGTCCATAAGAATACTAATATCATATTCTGTATTAGGATCAAATCCAAATTTTTCAAATTTAGACAATAGAACAGGATCAAGATTATCAAATTCTGTTTCAAAGCCATGGTAACCGGCCGCAACTTTACGTTCTTTACGAGCCAGTGCATATTCACAACCATCTTTCAAAAAGACTGGAAAATCAGCACCTACTTGAACATAACCTTGCTCAATCATTTCTTCTGGGGTTGCACCAACGACAACATAGTCTTTGTCTTTAGGTGTCAAACCCATCAGAGAATCTCTTACCCAACCACCTACAGCAAAAATTTTCATTGTTAAATTCCTTCAATAGCGTCAATACAACGCCAGCATTCTACATTGCTATTGTCTTCTTGAAAGGTAAATGCTGGATTGCCAGTCTGTGTATTGGCAATAACACCAGTGATAGTGTTAACTTCATTACCAGACTTGAAAGGTTTTTTTGATTTTTTAGCTACTTGTTTGCCAATGTAGCTATCATAATTTGATTTAGTTTTCATCTTAAATTCCTCAGCAAAGATTATCGGCGTTTTTTTTAGCTTCTTCAAGAGTATCGAAAGTATCTAAATATTGATCTGATCCACCGTACATTGGTGTTTCTTCAACATCAAACTTTCCATCCCGTATGTAGATGTAACAATAGGCTCCATCACCCATATAACGTTCATATACTTTTTCATCGTCCATCTCTAAATCCTCATATTTAACTTTAGAGTATACTATATCACACTTCTATAGTCTGTGTAAACTATTAGAAGTGTGATTTAGATATCAGTTTTTTAGTTCCATTTGACAGGTTCACTAGTTACGTAACGTAAACCAATATTGATAACTGTTAGGACTTGTGCTTGCAATGCTTCATCCATTACATATCCCCATTTAGATTGTATGAAAAAAGCAACGAATGCTAGTAAATTTATCCATACTGTTTTTGAACGAAGTATATGTTTTACATCTTGTGCATCAATCTTGCCATCAGCAAGAATGCCCATATCATCTTGTTGTGCAGGAATTATAGGATCTTTTTGAGAAGTTTTTTCTAAGTTTGCCATGGTATTTTGCTCCAATTATGTAATATCTTTTAAAAAGGTATTTATCATAATTGGAGCAAATTTGGTGCCCCGCCTGCGACTTGAACGCAGCCTTCTCCCTTATGAGGGGAGTACTCTCGCCCGGTGAGTTATCATGGCTTTAAATCGGTAAAGCTTTTATTGGCAGGAAATTCCACCACCATTTGTTCCAATAACTTGTTGTTGGAAACCTCTACTATCAACAGAAAATAACATTCCTGCTTTGCAAATGGTTCCACCATGTTGAAATTTTTCAGTCCATGCTCCATGTGGATCTATAAAAGCAGAAGCAAAAGCAGTTCCTAAAATTCCTAAAATTGCAATCGTAATTATTAATTCGATTAGGGTAAAACCTTTTTGTACTTTCATCTTTATATTCCTCTAAATTTAAACTGTTTAATCTCTATCTCTGTGATGTCCACCATGATAGCCTTCATGACGTTCATGTTCACGCCATTCATGTCCAAATCCTTGATGAGAAGGTATTCTATCACCATAGAATGGCATAGTAAACTGCATGCCTGGAGCAAATTGCGGCATTGGATGTTGGTAGTACTGTGGAGCATAGTAATAACCAGGAGTTTGATACATAAACTGAGCTCGTGGCTGAGAATAATACGGACCACTTGCACAAGCAGTAGTTGATAACATCACACTAACAAATAGTAAAAGCTTTTTCATTTATAACCTCCAGTTTTGTCTCGTGAAAGACAGATTTGATTTTGAGTTTGAACTTCTTCAACCAATACACCATTTTGAGAATGACATTGGGTAAGTTTAGAATAAAGTTCGGTATCAGCAAAATGAAGTGAGGAGGCAATGATAAAAAGCACTATGATTAGTCCTAATACCAAACCAACAGTGATTAGAATTTGTTTAAGCATCGGTAGGGAAACAAAGCAAATCGTCAGTACCATGTTCTTCAACTACAACACCACCTTCTTCATGACATTTTTTAGTAAAAGTTTGTTCTTGTTGAGTAGTCTTAGTAGTGATATACAATACTGCTACTACAATACCAGTCAAAACAATACCAAATACTAATTGCAATATTTTATTTTTCATATTAATTTGTCCTATAATCGAAAGTGTATTTATTCTTCAGAATCTGAAAATCGTTTAGCATAAGCATTTAAACAGCCATCTGACCAAAGATTTACTTCTTCAAGCGTTGACAATCCATCTGTAGCAACTAAAGAAGTCCAGGCTCTAAGCCATACTTCTTTTTGTTCTGCCAACGATACAAAGCCTACATCATCATTAAAAAATGTTTCTTCATTATTTTTTTTCAAAGTTCATAATTTTAGTTTTTAGTTAAAAGATCGGTACATTTATTAATGTCAATATCACCATGCCAAAATGATAACAATTTATCTCTATTGTATTTTCTAAATTTGCGAAGATCTATATCTATAGGTTCTGCAATTATCATATCGCCATTGAGTGGAATTGTTTTATATTCAGAAATCTTAAAAACTTCTTTGCCGAGAAGAGCTTGAGTTGGAGCTAGAAAATGAGGTTCTTTATTACAAAAATTCATATTTGATATAAAAATATGAAATGTTAAACCAGTTTCTTTTGGCCACAAATCAAAGTAAACATTATTAGTCTTAGCTTTTTCACTTTCTTCTGGAAGTTCTTCATATTCAAATGGAGTAAGATCTGATTGAGCAATTGGCATCTTCAATTCTTCGCCGATCCATTGAATAAATGATACTACTTCTGTGTAATCACCAGACCATCCATAAGTTTTTGCCAGTGTAATAATATCTTGTCTAAATTTTTTTTCATCAGAGAGTAAATTCATGTCGTTTTTGTCCAATTAAATTATAACAAAACTGATTTTTATTTTTATCAATCAGCATAATACCTTGTTTTGCTCTACATAATTGATTTGCTTCAAATTGAAAAGCAATAGTTTTAGCAAGATATAATCCTAAAATAGGACCAATTACCACAATAAGAAGAATAAAAATTATTCTTTTTAAGATTTCCACAGCATTATTCTTTAAATGCAGAAACACATTCAGGTTCTACATTATTTTGAGAATTAAAAAAGAAAAAGTCTTTATCTTCTAAAGGTGGTGTAAAACTTCCTAAACACTGTTCATCAAATAAATGCGGATCAATACTCATTCTATACATAAGTGGAGCTAGAATTATTCCAATACCTAAACCTATCAGGATTAGGCTTATTAAATTATCTTTTTTGATCATAATGATTATACCAATTCTTTAGCAAGATTAGAAGCCATTTTGCCATCATACTTACCTGCATATGCAATTTTCAAAAAGCCCATAATTAAACCAACATTTGGAATGCCTGGAGCACTCGTTATATAAGTATTGATAACAGCGCGAAGTTCTTCTTCATTCATTTGTTGAGGGGTGTACTTGGCAAGCTGATCAAGTTCCATTTTACATGCGGAAATTTTTTCAAAATCTTCAATTCGTTCTACAGCCGCTAACAATTCTTTAGCACCATCAGTAAACTTTTTTACTACTCTGATTACTTCTTCATCAGTTGATTCCCGCTTGCCATCATCAAGTCCTGGACGAGAAGCTTCACCTAATAGGGTGACAAGGAAGGTTGAATGAGTAGCTTTAGCTTTTCGAGCAATAAGAGAATCATCGCGAATTTGTTGTAAGAGTGACATTTTTACCTTTTTATTTTGAGATCGTGATACTATCATATCACGATCTACTGGAAGTGTAAACAACTTTTAATCTAAGGGATTGTGGCCTCTTGCTCTTAAGCAATTCCTGAATACACGTTTATATGTTTCATCAGCTTGAAATCCACCTTTAGTTGCTCCACCAAGACCACCAACTGTACCACCTAATGCTGCTCCAGTCGCTGGATTCCCCATTAATGCACCAATAGCAGCTCCACCAGCTCCTCCTAAAAGAGCTCCAGTAATGCCATCGGTTGCTACTCCTTTTCCAACTGATGAATTATCTTTTGCCAATTGTTCGCATTGAGCGATATCTTGTTGAAGGAATGATGATCTTGAATCTGAGTAAGGATCTACAACAGGACGATATCCAGAAGTTTGTGCACATCCGGAAGTTAATATAATTGCCGTGATTGCAGCAACTTTGTATATCATTTGTTTCATTTTAGATTTTCTCCTTTAAAAATAAGTATTTATTTAAAATATGCTATAAAGTTTCCAATTAGCACTGCGGTGAAAAACATTATCAAAATTGAGACTATCATCTATTTTTCCTCATTTAAAAAGAATAAGCTGTTATAACTTTATAGCAGCTTTGATTTGATATTAAACAGCGAGATTGTTTAAAATTCTAATATTACTTAGTGCTTGTTCATAATGAAAAGTGTCTTTTTGAGTCATCGCACTTTCCATTAATTTATTTGCTTCTTGTTTGAACTTTTCAAATACAAGTTCTGGTTCATCTCCATTTTCGACAGCATGTTCCATATTGCCTAATAGAATAGACAAAAATATAGCCTCAACAGAAGTGTTTTTTCTAGCATCTTCGAATGCTATTTTAACTTTTTCTAGTATAGACATCATAGTACTCCACGGTTCTAATTAAACTAAAGTTGCGAAGAATTTAAGATTTTTCAAAAAGTTCACGACCTGCCAAAGTTCACGAGTAACTTCTAAATCAACCATTTCAGAATTGATATGTTTTAATTCTAAAAGATCATTAGCTAATTCAGTATATTCACTTTCAGAAATTAAATTAGATGAATATTGATTTTGTAAATTAACTGCGCGTTCTGCTAAATCTTTAATTTCTGGGATTGGTGAGATTAAAAAATCATTGATATCCATATTATTGAGCTCCTAATGTTGCTGATACTGTTCTTGCAGCATCTTTGATATTTTGTAATTTTTGTACACAATATGTAGTACTTGGACTAGTTGTTTTATAACGCTCAGCTAATTCATTTGTCATACTTGCAAGGGTTTCAGTTACAGTTCTAACTTCTGGGGCATTTGAACGAAGTTCACTATATAATGCCATATGTCTAGCATGTTCTTTTAATTTATTAGTACCAATTTTTAAATCTAAACTTGAATCAGGTTTAGTACAAAGTTCTAACAAATCTTGTGACTGTTCATATAATGATACATAACGGTCAAATTGAATTCCATCGAAAATTATATTACTACACCCAGTAATCGTTAGCGCTAATAGAATTATCTGTAATTTCATTTTTTCTCCTTATAATAATTTAGTTTCCAAAATTGAATCTAATCTAAATGAACGCCAAGCAGCTTTATCTAAATCAAATACTCTAATTGTAGTGAATGAAGTCTGCTCTGGTCTTGCTATGGTGATATCGCCTGGCAAAGGTTCTAACAATTCTTCTTTCAATGTACATTTCATTGTCCTCTTTTCACCATTCACCTTAGTGAAGACTACTTCGAGAGTGTTGTTTTTCAATAACTGTTTGAATTCGTTAAACTTTTCTTCTTTTGTCATAATATTTTCTCTTAAATTAACACTCATAATTAGTAATTTACTTTATCATGCTTTTTTTACAAAGTACACTAATTTTTTAACATAAAAAAGTCCTTTGAAATCAACTAATAAAAAACTGTCAGACTATTGGTGCTTATATCTCTCTCTTAATTTTTCTCTCTCTTCTTTTTTCATCTCTGTCTTTTTCATCTCTGTCTTTTTTCATCTCTGTTCACTTCGTTTTTCAACTGATATATGTCATATCAAGTTAAGCTCATCGTGTTTAACAGACATCACTCTGTTCATTCAGATCAGTATTTCTGCACTTCTGTTAGCAGCCAATTAAACCTTGTTTCATGTTTGTTGCGTTTAGTTCAGATACGATTTGTATGTCAGTTAGTTTAGCGCATGATTGAAGTATTTCATCTTGGTTGCATTGAATGGTGAACAGTGATCCAAATGAATTAATTGCGTATACAGGAACTAGAACAACAGTTGCAATTTCAGTTGGTAATCGTTGATGAATTAAACTGAATAGTTCAGTTGCATAGAAAGTATCTCCAAAATCCCAGTTTTTAATACTAAAGAATTCAGTAATAACTTTTAGTACTTCTGTTTGTAAAGCTTCAGATGTCATTGTAGCTGTAATTGCACGAACTATTTTAAATGTTGCTCTCATTTGAGGATCAGCTAAAGATCCAAATAATAATTTTAGTTTGGCTGAATGTAAAACTACAGTATCAGATAACATTTTATTTTTAAGTAATGGAGCATAACTGTTTCTTAATTCTAATGGAGATGGAGCAATTGGAGCAATTGCTGTTGTTCCATTGATATAATCTTGCATTGAACTATAATAGCCATCTGTCAAAATGTAAGTATCATGTATATTAGATGGAGAAGGATCTATTAAATTAGTATATGGAGTAAAATGCTGCCACATAAAATCTAATCCTGTTCGATTAATCGAACGACCCCAATATCCAGCTATAGTTGCATCATAAGAACTAATAAAACTTCCAGGAGTAAAAGTTATTCCAACTGGTTTTGCTGTTGTTATAGTAGAAGTAATTTTAGATCCATCTGAATTTAATTGAAAATAATAATAAAAACTTGTTAAATTAACATCGTTACTTACATTAGAAAAATTTTCAAATTGCAAAAAATTATCTGATATTAATTTAGTCGAAACTGTTGAAAAATTTAAACCGATCATATCAGTTGAAATAATTTCAAGAGCTTTAGTATCAACAATACCATTTTTATCAATCACCGGACCAACAACATCATAATTTTGATTTTCTGCAAGTGCTCTTCCATCTGGTTTAATGTTAGATCTTAATATTCTGATAATATCAAATACTTTATCTTTAGTTTGCCCATCTATAATTTGTTGTTGAGAATTATACCAAAAATTAGTAGTTGGAGAAGATGCAGTTAATTTCAATTCACGGTAATTGATAGTATAATTTGTTACTGTAGATTGAGTAGAGTTTAATGTAGCTTCTACCCAAATAATCCATGAATTTGGATTACGTTTTCCAGATGGCAAATATAAAGTTGGATCAAATACTCGTGCATTTGCATTAGGACTTTCTCCAGTATTAGGATCAGTAACTACAAGATCTACGCCATTAATTAATTCCCAACGTCCAAGTAAATTCATTGTTGAAATCAAAGGCGAATTTGTTGAACTTCCAATAGTATCGCAAACATAATTTATTGGAGACCATGAAGATACAGCAATTTCAGGTAATCTTAAAATGAATGCATCGCCAGGATATAATGAATATTCTGGAATACTTGGTTGAATTAAGGTTACATCTAATGGAGCAGATGGATTAGAACTTAAAAATGATAAACCGATTTCACCAATACCAATAACACCCCTAAGATTAGAACTAATGTTTATAGTTTTTGCATCAGCACCAACTTCAAAAGTAAATACTTCAGCAGCATAATGTTGATTATTGTCAATAGATTTTCTTTCTAAAATCCTAATAGTAATTTTAGTATCAACATCTCTTCCCACCATAGGAACGGCACGATTAAAAGCTAATCCAAAACGTGTTTGCCATGCTGTCGGCTGTAATCCAGATCCAACATCACCAGGAATAAAAGCATTAACACTGTCAATAGTTCTTGGCAAAGTATGTAACCATAATTTACTTGTACTAGAAGGATGCAAACCTGGATCTGGAATAATTCCATAGTTAACATTATTAATAGTAACATATCCTTGTGGTTCACCATAATAATGCTGATCTAATGCACCCTGAATTAATGTTTTTTCTAATTGAGGACCTCTGATTATTGAACCATCTAATTGAGAATAAACTTGTCTATTATCTTCGATAAATTTTCTACGAGTTAAACTAACAACACATGTTGTATCAAATGGAGAATTAACATCAGATCCATCTTGAGTAGCGCTAACATAATTTAAAATATTAATAATACCAGGAGACGATAATAACGGTTCAATTACAGTATCAATTAAACTGCGAGATGGAACAGTTGAACCAGTACTAATAGAATTAATAGAAAGATCATATCCAATAGTAAGATCATCTCCAAAAACTTTCACATTTTGATATTGTCCAGATGCATCATTCCAATCGATATATTTCGGTTGTCCGGCAAAAGTTCTGTTAATCGAAACCAATCTTAAAATAGATTGGTCACGCAACATATAAGTATTATAATCTTGTCCATTCACCATTCTATTCTGAGCATAATAAGTAGCTGGAGCAGCTTGTCTAATATGTTCGATAGATTCAGATGCTGCAGAATTTTGAATAGTTGCAGTTAAATTAAAAGTGATAGATGATTGTTGATTAGTTCCATCTGTTGCAATATATTGAAATGAAAATTGTTCATTTACCATTTTACTTGGTGGAATTACTATAGTCGTATTAGCAGACTGTCTCATCCAAAAATAATAACTTCCGACAGGCATATCAGAAAAATCACCATCTCCAAATAATAATTTTATTGCATCATTTTCTAAAGTTTCAACTTCATATTTGCTTCTATTTTTAATGGTATTGAATGAAAGATTAGTATCTGCTAGATTTTCTACTTGTTCCCATATTTTTTGAATTGCTCCATTCCCGTCAACTTCGACTACCCAAACGTCAGTATCATTAACATTAATTGGAGCTAAAGTCAATGCTTGATTTGGAATAGCATTTGCAATGGTATATGGCAGATAAGACAAAATACCTTGTTTGATATACATTAACATACCAGTATAATCTGAACTATCTCCTAAACCATCTTCTGCATAAATGACAGATAATTGAGCATTTATATCTGGAGTTTTTTCATAAGGACCATTATCACTCAATTCAACAGGTACAATTTCCATTGGGAAAGTTTGTAATCCAGTATCGGCAGTAAAACGGAATACACCATTATTCAACGAATTTTTAGTTGTATTGAATGTATACAATTGCATCATCACATCGCCAACTTGTTTTAAGCTTGTATATTGTCCGAATTGTCCATTTAAAGTTCTGTTCAATACTAAGAAGAATTGCTCTTTCCAATTAGCATTATTAGGATCATTCCAAATAATTGTTAAACCAGATAAATTACTTCCTTGACTATCAAAAACATTTTCAGAAGTAGTAATTGAACTTATTTTAACTAAACCTCTAGCTGGTATGTTACGTGAAGGTTTATAAGAAATTATTTTCGCAAGTTTTAGAATTGATTGCTTACGTTGAGCTGTTGTTATAAACTGTTCATGAGATAACATATCAAGACGATATGAAATTTGTTCAGCAACATAGGCAAATGACTCGCAGATGGCGATTAATTCACTGGACTCTATAAAATCGTTAAATGATTCTGGAAAATAAATCTGCAAGTATGATATTATTGATGACTTTATTGAATCATAGTCAAAACTAGTAAAATTGATTTGATTGAATGCCTGGTATGCTTTTGACCAAGATTCTGCACTATATAAATTACGTATTGCCATTTGTTTAGTATTCCTAAATGTGTTAGTACTTATGTTCTATTTAACTTATCCACCAGTTTTAACTTCGATGTGGATTGTATGAGTTACCTTAAATTCGATGAATAATAAATCAGCAAATGCAGAAATTGTATTATGATCTGGAACAGAAAGAACTTGTAATGTTACTAATTGAACTCTTGGATCATACTCAAATACAGCTCTTAAATCATCTTCTATAATTTGTCTTGTGATTTCATCATTAGGTTCGAATGTCATTAATGGAATTCTAGTACCAAAAGTTGGCATCATTACTCGACTGCCTATTGGAGTATAGATATGGTTCATTAAATCTTGTTTAACGACTTCTATATCTGAAATTCCTAAATTTTTTGTCTTCATCCAGTTTTTAGATGATAGTCCATGATAGAACATAATTATTATCCTTTAAAATGAGAATTTCTCGATGTATTTGCTGGCCTTATAAAAGGTTCATGCTCTGGCATTATTGATGGACCAGCTGCCGAATTAGCGCAAATTGCTTCAGATGCATCTCCACCAGGGAATACAACTCTATCATTATCACCATCCCCCGGAGTTTTATGAGAATTAGCGGTAACAGCATATCCCGACATTGCTAAAACTCCATCACTTTTTATATTTACCTGTCCACCAGATACTTTTGTATCTGTACTATTAATATCTGCTTTACATCCAGACATTGCAATTTGACCACCAGCTTTAAGATGAACATTCCCGCCGGTGACATTTGTATCTGCTTCACTCAAAATATTAATAGTCCCTTGAGCATTCAAATTGATATTTCTATTAGCTGAAATATTAACATCTTCTCCAGCATGCATTGAAATTGATTTAGATCCATAAATGTGAATATGACCATCTTCATCAAGCTCTACCCACGTTTCTCCTTTAGCAGTTGAAACATAAATTCTTTCATTTGAATCATCTAAAATGACTTGATTCCCTTCACATGTTTTAATACGAACACGACAGTTATCAGGAGCATCAGACATAGTAATAAAATGATGTCCTGGTGTTGTCCAACAATAAGTTTGCGGATCTAAATAACGTTCATCTGCTGGGCATTTTGCATAACCTTCAGCACCATCTTTTATATCAGCGGCTTGAGCAACCTGTCTTTCAGATGGACCTCTTGTTTGAGTAATAGGATCATTTAAATCTACGAATGCTGCTTTAGCATTTGACGATGCAGGTTCAAGTGCATCGTATGTATCAGTCCATGGTCCTGCAGTTCTATCAGGTTTTGCATTCCTTCCGCCAGGAAGACTACGATTTCGATGAATATCGTAAAAGCTTGCAAAATAAAACCTACGATTTGGTTCTCCATTTAATAAAAAAACTAGCACTTGAGAATTTATTTTAGGTAAAGCCCAAAATCCATAACTAACAGGTCCATGGGATACTGCTCCAGATCTACCAGCTGGAAAATCAACTGTAACTCCACCAAAAGGAGTAGCATATTCTGCCCAAGGCAGATTAGAAATACTATAATGTTCTCCATCAAGAGCTGGACACCAAATTTTTAATCTTCCCATTTGGTCTGGATCAGCAGTATCCATAACAAAACCATCTGTAATAAATGGCCAAGCTTGTTTAAAATTATTGAAAGTTGATGATCTTCCCATTATGTTTTGGCCTTAACAGTATTAGATTGCATTGAGGAATATTCACCATATAGATCACATGTATGTAATGATAAATCTTGAGTGAAGGAAGAAGATGAAAATTCATTATGAATAGCTGAACAAAAATACCAACCGTCATAAAAGAGTTGAGTTTTTATTTTATTAGTAAAACCTGTTGAATCATTAACATTGGCTTGTGCAAACGGATAATCTGCAGGTCCATAAATGTTAATTTTAGCATACATTCCACCTTTCACAAAAGGTTTATATAAACCTTTCTGATTGAGAGTTTCTTGTATTGGGGTAATTAGATTTTTAATCCATTTTCTATGTTCAATATGTGCAGCAACTATAGTTGCTCCACCTTTAGCAGCTGGAGTTTTCCCATTGCCATAGTCCCATGCTGTTAATTTAGCAAAATCGATATTTTCTGTTGAAATATAAGTCTGAATAGATTCTGTCAATTGAACATGAGGCGGAACTGAATCTATTATATAAGATTTATATAGATCCGGATTACCTCTAATTTTAACAGCAGGCTGTAACATTGCCGCTGTTAAATCCGATAAAGATCTATGAAATTCTTGTTTATTTTGAAACTGTTTGGCAGCATCAGTTTGATTTTGATTTACCATAACAGCATTATTCGTATACTGTACGAATGATGGAGGTGGCGCAATTACTGGTTGCATTGGTCTTAATTTGTAAAGCATTGGCTTAACTTGAGATATCGAACCATCATCTTTTTTAGTTTGAGGTTGTCCATTTATCATTTGAACAGCAGATACGCTAGCATTAGATTTGCTGTATAGTCCTAGCATCATATTATTGACTTTGATATCTAAATGTAAAATATCTTCATTCTTTCCAGAAAAAACATAATCAAAAATGATAGCGCCTGGTGGAACATATTTTTGATTTTTGCTATTTTGATCATATTCGTCTGTTATTTGACTATCAGATTGATTAATATCAGGTATAGAAAATGAAACAACATCAAAATGAACTAATACCATATCTTTATCAGAGGTGATACTAGTTAAAACTTTAAGAATTTGCGCAGTACCTGCAGATTTTGCTTCAAGATTTGCCATCTTATTAATTTCATCGCAAGATGTTAATAATGCCCATAATACATCTTGCACTTTCATGTTAATTGATGTAGCAAAATATCCAACTGCTGGTGCTTTTGGATCTTTCTTGATAGATTCATCAATTCTAGCTTTTTCTTTTGAATTTGCAACATCCAATTCTTTTTGTTTTTGATCTTGCAGTTTTTTAATTTGCGCTGCAAAATCAGTTTCAGTTATTTTTGCACCTGGACTACTAACTTTATAATAGAACCATTCTGGTGGAATTGTTATCATATACTGAACTAATCTACCACGACGCTGTTGTGTAGTTTGTGGATTTTTGGTTTGAACTTGAGACGTAATTACTGGGCCTTCAACTGGTTTATCGATTTGATTAGCAGCAAAATAGAATTTTCGACTTGCTTGATTGAGCTGATTTTCTAGTGATTGAATTGCTTCACCTAGTAATGATTGATTAAACTTTATAGTTTGAGCTTCACCAGCCCAAAGATTTGTATAGAGTTCTATACCATCTCCTAACATTCCAGAAATTGCACAGAAAGAAAGTTCGTACCTTCCACCATCTGTTCCGAATTGAGTTAAATTAAAATCTGCAGTCATTACCATTGCTACACTGATACTATCAACAATTTCTGTTTCACCTCTATCTGTATGTCCAATAAACATAGTATGTAATAGAAATGTGACACCATTGATATCTGTTTGCAAGACTTCATCGCATAACCATTTCATATAGTTAAAAAAACCAATGCCTGAGGGATCAATAATTTGCATTTCGATTTTAGATCCAATCATAGTATGATCAGATGGAGATGAATTACCACCAATAAGAACTGTAAACTTCAGGTTATCCATCATGAAATCTGAAGTTTTACGAGTATCAAATACTAAGTAAGCTCCAGTATCTTTTTGAATTTCTTGACCAAGTCTAGCATTTGTAACTGATGATAAAAAAGTTGAAGGTTCACCAGGTTTAGGTTCAGTCATTAAACGAATTATCTCAGTATTATTTGCAGCTACCAAGATATGATGATATGAATGCGAACGGAATTTGTCAAGTGGGTTTTGAGGCTGCGACATGAGTTCTCTATTTTATAGTACTATAGGAGGCAAGACGTTCTCTGCTGTTCTTGCTGATTGGATGCCACCGGTTTTTTGGCCAAATAGCAACTGTAATCTATTTAACGTTGGAATTAGAAGCTTTCTTCCTGGAATAATTTCAATCCATGGATCTAAAATGTTATTATATTGAGCAATAATCCACCACCAACGAGGTTCATTATAGAAAGCATATGCAATTAGATCAATTCTGTTTGTATATTTTTCTTCTATGATATAAATCTGATCGGAACTATCTTTAGGAAAATCAAATCGACTCCACCATTCAAGACCAATTGGACCTACTTCAGTAAGTCCACCCTGAACATAACGCGAATTTTTAACATTTACAGAACTATTTGAAGTTGTCATTAGAATAATCCAAATTTAGATACACCACTATTCTGCATTCCTAAATTCGAAGCAGAATCGTGCATGATAGATTGTTTAGAAGGATTTGATGGCACAAATGGCTTCCATGGCTGTGCTCCCCATTCTTTAGCTGCCGCAATGGTTGGAATAGGCGCACCTTTAGGAACAGATTGAGCTCCTCCTAAATCTTTCGGCTGTGGTGTTGCTGATGTCACTACTTTCTCCCCAGCTGTAGCAGTACTCGGTTCATTCGAACTTATTCCACTTTGAGAGGTATCTGTAGTTGTATTTCCAGAAGTAGATGTTTCTGGTTTACTAACTTCCAATGGGGGAATTACTGCAGGAACATATGCTCCTATCATGTCACCTTGCTTATACGCAGCAAGATCGAAGCCACTATATTCCCTAGGTGACCAAGCTTCTTTAAGTTGTAATTGACCTAAATTCATAATGACAGGGAATGGTTCTCCATTTGAAGTATGAATCCAATCGACATCATTAGGCCAATCCCAACTAGCATTTTCTAATACTACTGGAATACTACCAATATTATGCTGTCCATACGCTGTAAATTCCAGTAAATCTGGCGGAGCACCTAACATATCTGGAGTAGACATTTCAGTACCAGAACCATAATATGGCATTAACCATCCACGAATAGTATTAATAATTTTTTGATTTTCATCAGCTTCTGCAATAGTTCGAGATATAAGTTTGATATTGCCAATTGACCAAGATCTTGGAGCTGTATGATTATACTTTGCTATTAGACCAGGATGATGTGGCATCATTACATCATCATATTGAGCTGCTCTGCTTTCTGAAATAGTTGGCATCACCCTAAAGAATACAATTTCTCCAGAAGTTTTTGATACTAATTTAACCCCAAATTTCTGAACTCCTCCTCCAACTGCACCGAGACCGCCTAACATACTAGCTATTTCAGTAGCTCCCATTCCATTTTTTAAGGTTTCAAATCCACCAGAAAGATTAGTTCCGAATTTATCAATAGCATCATGCATACTTTGAGTATAACTACCATTAGTTAGTGCGCCAAAGTCAGTTGGAGCAATATTAGAAACATTATTAGTAGAAGGTCCCCAATTAATCGCATTTGCCATTTCTGTCAATTTGGTGCTATTATCAACTGTTAATGGTGAAAGAGTTCCACTGCCATTAAGTTCCCATCCTGAAAATTTTGGCATTCCAGGAATGTCAATTACATCTGCCATTATTCAATTCCTATAGAGGTTTTAATTTTGTTAAACATGAGCTTAGCAAGTTCTGGTTTTTTATCTAATCCAACTATTTTAGCGAATTCGTCTAAGTATCCAAGCTCAACTGCTCTTCTTGCAACTGATCCTGAAATTTCATCATCTGATAAATTACTATCTTTTAGTTTTTCAATTGCACTATCGATTGCTATTTTTTTATCTAACTTTTTAGTTTCGACTGCTTCTGAAGATCTATCTAATCCTGGAATAATAACATGATCAATTTCAGATCCATCTGGTTTCATAAAACTCTTTTTTAACATTTTAAGATAACCTTCTGCTCTATCTGATCCAGCACCAATTGCAATTGGTTCAAATCCATTATCACGTAAAACACCAAGAGCAATACTACCATTCTTAGCTGTTAAAAATTTAACACCATTAGCTTTTCCAGAAGCTTCCATAAAACTAATACGTTCTGAAGCAGTCAATGGATTTTTTTGTTTATCTTCACTTGACTTTTCACCAGCAACTATTACCACCACAGGCATTGCTTCTAAATGCAAATCTGGATTATTTCGGATAAATTCTTTCATTTTTTGAATTACTTTATAATGCCCAAGGGTTGGAGGATTACACCTAGCTATCATAAACGCCACTCTCTTATTCTGCATTGGGGGCAAAGCTTCAAATAATAATTCTTGATTTAACATAATTTTGACTAAGATAAAGATTTCATATTAGCAGTATTTATCACTAAATTAAAAGTGTACAAATGCCAAAATACATGATATAATTAATTTTAATAAACGGTCATTTACAACGAGCTCAAGAGGAGCCAAATAATATGACCGCCGACATTTTAGAATTTTCAGAACCAACTAAATTAGAAAAACCAAAAAAAGCTAGACCAAAAAAAGTTTTACGAGAAAAACGTAATAATGATGAAGGTTGTTATGTAACAAACGCTCAACTTCTTCCTGAAGTGCTTCGAGCAAAAGAATTAGGTAAAGTCACACCTGAATTAGCAATCATGATGCAGAAAATTGCAGAACGATATGCTATGTCAAAAAACTTCGCTCACCTTTCCTTTAGAGAAGATATGGTTGCGGCCGGAGTTCTTAATCTTCTGCAAAATGGATTAAAGTTCAATCCTGAAAAATCAAATAATCCATTCTCATACTATACCCAATGTCTATATCATTCCAGCCTTCAGGTCATAGCTGACGAAAAGAAACAGCGTCAAATACGCGATGACTTACTATTAGATAGTGGGTTTGATGCATCGATGTCATATATGGAAACAGAACGAGATGAATATCGTCAAAGACATTCTGACATATTTGAAGATTAAAAGGTGTAAAAACAAATATGGAAGATCAATTAGCTACTGTTCGTCTAGAATTATCACCAATTTCTAAAATTGCTATGTTTACGGACATCCACTTTGGGTGTCACAATAATTCTAATCAACACAATCAGGATTGTTTAGACTTTGTGGATTGGTTTATTGTTCAATGTAAAGAACAAAAAGTAGATGCCATAGGCTTTTTGGGCGATTGGTTTGAAACCAGGAATTCATTAAACATTCTAACGCTTAAACATTCTAATACATCATTAAGAAAATTAAATTCCTTAGGATTGCCAATTTTTTTTATTATTGGTAATCATGATTTATATCACCGTCATAATCGTGATGTGCATTCAGCAGATTTATTTCGTGAATTTGAAAATGTTCATATTATCGAAGAACCAGTAAAAGTAAATGATTCTCTTTTATTTCTACCATTTTTATTTAATCATGAATATGCTCAAGTTGTAAATTTAGTTAATGCATCTGAATATGTCTTTGGTCATTTCGAGTTTCGGAATTTCTATTTGACTGGTACATCGAGAGTCGCTGAGCATGGTTATCATCATAAGATTTTTGATGGTCCCAAACATATTTTTTCTGGACATTATCATAAGCGACAAGCTTCAGATAATGTGATTTATATTGGAAATCCATTTGCTACTTCTTATGCTGATGCCGGTGATTATCAACGAGGGTGTTGTATTCTTGAAACAGCATCTGGTGAAGTCGATTTTATCGATTATGTTGGTCCTACTTATGTTAAGACAAAATTAAGTTTGCTATTAGCTGGAGAAGTCGATCTTAGGCAGCAAGCTAGATTGAAATGCATATTAGACGTGGATATTACATATTCAGAAGCACAATCATTAAAGGCGGAATTTCTTGAATTATATAAGTTAAGAGAATTTTCGCTTGAAGAAAATTCTCGAGAACAGCAAGCTTCTTTAGAAGAAACTGCAATGGCTGAACTTGATGAATTAGATTTAAGTTCGCTAAATGAAACAGTAAAAAAATTGATAGAAGCTGGTGTTCAAGCTACTACTAATATAGATCCAAAAAAACTTATCATAGAATATGAGGCACTTTAATGTCGATTGCTTTAACGCTCAATAGTATTAAATTTAGAAATTATCTATCATATGGAAATGCATGGACAGAATTACGATTTGATAACGGGATAAACACTTTTATTTCTGGTGAAAATCATGATACTGGATCTAAAAATGGATGTGGAAAATGTGTTTTAGGAGAAACTCTTATAAATATTAGAAATAAGAAAACAGGTGAAATTATTTCAATACCAATAGGAGAATTTTATGACATGCATGAAGGGACATAAATCTGAAAGTTCAAAAATTGAATTTATTAACAAAGTGTTAGATGAAATAATAAAAGATTTAGAACCTTCATTTAGAGAGAAATTATATACGATAGGAATTGAAAATTTACATTTACGTAGAATTGATATTTCGAAAAAAATAATTTCTAACATTAATGGAAATTCAAACGGAAGAGGTAAAAATTATTGGATATCTAGAGGATGGGATGAAGCTGATGCCCACACCAAATTTAAAAAACAACCAAAACGAAAATCAATATCTCCATTTTCTTTAGAATTTTGGATAGAAAAAATA